TCATCAGATGATCTGCATTACCTAAAACTTAAGAAAGATAAAGACGGTAAAGAGATTCCTTGTTGGAGTTTGTTCTTTATGGGCAAGAAACAAAAGGAATGGGGCTTTATGCCTTTTGTAAAAACATTAGGATACCGTTGGATACATAATGAAGAATACTTGGAAGGACGCAATGATTAAAAAGAAATATTATAGTTGGGCTGACATTGAACGTATGTGTGTTAGTATTGTAAACAAAATGTATAAGGACAATTGGCGTCCTGATTACATTGTAGGTATTACACGTGGTGGTAATGTGCCTGCTACTATTATTAGTAACATGACAGGCATACGTTGTGAATCATTTAAAGTAAGTTTGCGTGATGGAGAGTCAGGAAAGACTGGCGATAGTATGCTATGGATGGCTGAAGATGCTTATGGTTACGATGATAGTGGAGACTATGCTCCTGAGATGGGGCAGTTTAAACACGATACTAACTGCAAAAACATTCTTATTGTAGATGATATTAATGATACTGGTGCTACTTTTAATTGGATTAGGCAAGACTGGCAAGCAAGTTGTTTACCTCAATCGCCTATATGGGATCAGGCATGGGGAGATAATGTTCGCTTTGCAGTATTAACAGAAAATTTATCAAGCGAATTTGGTTTAGTTAATTACTATTGTGATGAAGTTAATAAATCTGAGGAAGATGTTTGGTTAGTTTATCCTTGGGAAAATGTAGGAGAGTATTAATGCCAACAGGACATGATAATGTATGCACAGTTACTTGCACAGATAATGACAAAGTAGCAGAGGCAGAAGTTGATAGATTCAAAGAAAAAGAGTTTCTAGATATCTTTCTAGCAACAAATAAAATACATATGGAATATAACGGTAGGGTTTATGTTGGTAATAAGATGGGGTTTGAATTTACAACACCTGGTCCTAGAATATTTCAAATTAACAAAGGTAGAGGATTTTAATGACGATAAAAGTAATTTACGATAAAAAAGATTGGAAAAGTGTAGCAGTATGTATTAGATCTGAACAAATTTCTGCTCCTGAAGTAGTTGCTATTTTTAACGATAATCCACAATTTAAAGAATGGTATATTAAGGAGTACATTAATAATGTTAACTAAAGAAGAAGCACATGCTATTATCAGTGACATAAATGAAGAAGCACATTCAATGGCATATGATAGTTGGTCAGAAGCAGATGAGATTGGCGATAGCGATGATGAAGAAGATTGGGGTCGTGCTGAAGAAGCAAGAGAAGACGCTTCTTATGAACAAGCAGGGTATTTCCGTTCTGAGTTTAATGGACTTCCGCAAGATCAACAAGATGTGATTTGGCACTATGCTCAAGAAGACGAAGACTTTCAAGAAGATTTTAAAACATGGTACGGACAAGAAGAATTTGAAGAATATGTTTCAGGACTAGAAGAATGACAGACACTTTAGAAATAGCACAACAAGATGGTAGAGCTCCTTGGACAGAAGTTGAAATGGACACACGTGATTTTGTTGTTTACAATGATATCTATCCTGTTACTGAAGGACATACACTAGTTGTACCTAAACAAAATACAGAAGAAGCAATTTTAAAATGTTTTAAGTTTGCTAATTCAATGGGCAATGACAACATTAAGTCAGAGAATAATGATATTACAGGTTACAATGTGGGTATCAATATGGGCAAGAGTGCAGGGCAAACTTGTTTTTATCCACATGTTCACTTAATTTTCCGTCGTGATGGCGATACGGAGAATCCTAAAGGCGGCGTTCGCGGCGTAATTCCATCAAAACAAAACTATAAGGAAAGGTTATGACATTGAAACAAACATTAATCAATGCAGCAAGAAAGCATGCTGAGGCAGAAATTGATCTACATAAAGCCAATATTGAAGTATACATGCAACAGGTTGTAGGAATTGGTGAGCATAGCGATATTATCGAAACTATCCAAAAAGAGTTAGATAAAATGGCAACTGCACATGATAGAGTCGAAATGCTGGACAAGCATTTTGGTGACTAGTAAAAAAATCAAATTAAAGGAAGATCCGGATTCAAAAGATTTGGTTCTTCCTATTCCCACTGAGTTATTAAACCAGATGGGATGGGATATTGGAGACGATTTAGTTTGGTCAGACAACTTCGATGGATCGGTTTCAGTTATTAAAAAGGTTGACAAATCCAATAAGAAAGCGTATAATAACTATAATGACAATAGCAACTGATAAGAAATATTACTACAGCGAAATCTTTCACAGTATTCAAGGTGAAGGACACTACACAGGTGTGCCTACTGCTTGGATACGTTTCTTCTTATGTAATTTGCAGTGTAACGGATTTGGTCAGATTGATCCTACTAATCCTGATACATATGATTTGCCGTTTGAAACATTTGATACTACAAGTGTAAAACGTGTAGAAGATTTACCTGTATGGGACAAAGGCTGTGATAGCAGTTACACTTGGAGCAAGAAGTTTAAACACTTGATGGGTCAAAAGACTGCTGTTGAACTAGCACAGCAAATTATTGATACACTTAAAACAGATAGCAATCCAGAAGGATTGTTTCTACATCCTGTTACACAACAAAGACAACACTTTTGTGTTACAGGTGGCGAGCCGTTGATGAAGCATGGACAAGAAGCGTTCATTGGTATTATGCGTGAGTTCAAGCGTATGGGCAATATGCCTGCTAGTGTTACATTTGAAACTAATGGTACACAAGCATTAACACAAGAATTTATTAATTACTGGACTTATGAAGCAGATAACGAAATCGAACTGTTCTTTAGTGTAAGTCCTAAACTGTGGAGTGTAGCAGGTGAAACTGCAAAGAAGGCAATTAAGCCTGAGATAGTTGCACAGTATAGTAAGTTGTCTATAGGACAATTAAAATTTGTTGTAGGTTCCGAACAACAACAGTGGGATGAGATGGAAGATGCTATCTCACAATTTAAGGCACAAGGTGTGAATTATAATGTATGGGTTATGCCTGTAGGTGCTAGAGAAGAAGAACAAACAGCAACAGCCGGAGCAGTTGCTAAGATGGCATTCGAACGTGGATATAATGTAGCCGCAAGGGTACACGTATACTTGTTTGGTAATGCTATCGGAACATAGGAAAAGTTATGGACTTTATAAAAAACTTATTTGGTAAAGGCACACAAGAAAAGAAGCCTGGACTAAGTGAAAAAGAAATTGCTACTAGAAAGAAAGAGCCGTGGGTTGGTGTATTAAACACACACGTGAACAAAGAAAATGTCCGAAATGGCTTCTTTGAGCTTGACTGGAACAAGCATTTCATAGTACAATTAAAACAACAAGGATACGGAGTTGAAGGCGATCCAGATGAAGAAGTAGTTGATCGTTGGTTTAGAGAACTTTGTGCGAATGTAGTAGTCGATGGTGACTACGGAGGACCGTTGGATACCGGGTCTTTAGATATCGGTTCCGTTAAGAAAGAGAATGAATAAAATGGGTACACACATCATAGTCGATACAGCAAACACTTTCTTTCGTGCAAGGCACGTTATTAATGGTGATGCTGACATTAAGTTAGGAATGGCTTTTCATATTACACTAAACAGTATTAAGAAAGCGTGGCAGGACTTTGATGGTACTCACGTTATCTTTTGTCTTGAAGGACGTAGTTGGCGTAAAGATGTATATGAGCCTTACAAGCGTAACAGAAAAGTTGCACGTGATGCACTTACAGAACAACAACAAGAAGAAGATAAAGTGTTCTGGGAAGCGTTTGATACATTCAAAGACTTTGTAAGTGATAAGACTAATTGTACTGTATTACAACACAAAGAATTAGAAGCAGATGATCTTATTGCTGGTTGGGTACAATCGCATCCAGAAAGTGATCACGTTATTATTAGTACAGACACAGACTTTCAACAGTTGATTGCTCCTAATTGTAAACTGTACAATGGTGTACAAGAAGTTACTACTACGCCAGAAGGCTTCTTTGACAAGAAAGGCGAACTAGTTATTGACAAGAAGACTAAACTGCCTAAGACAGTAGATGCTGAATGGATGTTGTTTGAGAAATGTATGCGTGGCGACACTAGTGATAATGTGTTTAGTGCATATCCAGGTGTACGTAAAAAAGGCTCTAAGAACAAAGTAGGTCTTGTTGAAGCATTTGCAGATAGAACAACTAAAGGATTTAATTGGAATAACCTAATGTTACAACGTTGGGTTGATCATAACGGTGAAGAACATCGTGTACTAGAAGATTACGAACGTAACAAAACTATTATTGATCTTACTGCACAACCTGCAGATATTAGAGACAAGATTAACAGTACTATTCAAACAGCAATTGATTCAGATAAAAACATTAGCCAGGTTGGTGTAAGACTAATGAAGTTCTGTCACTTGTATGATTTGAAGAAGATATCAGATCAAGCACAAGCATATGCAGAACCATTAAATGCGAGGTATAAAATATGACAGTAATTCAAGCAAAGCCTATCATTGCAAACAAATTTTGGATTGTAGAACAAAACGGTGAACGTGTTGCAACATTACGTAAGAACGAGGAAAACTTTTTTGTCCTTAGTAATGAAAGTACAGTTACACGCTTCAAAGATAAAAAAGCAGTACAAGAACAGTTCGGCAAAGACTTCTTTGTTGCTAAAGTAGTTAGAGATAGCAAAGACAGTTTACCATCAGAAGTACACGGCTTTAGTACAAGTAGTATGCCACACAATGCAATGTACGATATAAAAAATAAACTTCCGTTGTTTACAAAAAGCAAAGATAGTAAAAGTTTATATTGTGCAGGTTACTATGTAATTAAATTTGATAAAGGTTGGGTCAAGAGTTTTTGTCCTAAACTAATTACATTACAGCGATACAACTACAAAGGTCCGTTTAAAACTGATATTGAAATGAAGCAGGTATTGAGTCGTGTCAACAAGTAATCTTCCAACAACTATGCCTAGCATACAAAGATTGCTACAGCGTATATCAAGTGCAGAAAAAACTAATCAGAAAGAGATACGAATTACTATACAAGAAGCTCGTGAACTGACAACTGATTTAGCATTGCTTACAAGTAGATTAGGCACTACAGTACAAGAAGTGCATACTATGTTGCGTAAAATGAAGGCGGAGAATGAAGAACTTGAAGTGAAATTTGATGGTGGAGACTTCTAAATTTGGATAAATATATACGTAGTTAATTAAGGAAATTACGTATATGAGCAGACCTAAACCAAATGTGATTCTTGAACATACTAATAAAGAATCTTTTAAATTAGAACAGATACTTGAAAGCGAGGCCATTTGGGCAGTGTTTTATCAGGGTAAGCCTTTCAATTTAAAAAGCGGTAGTATGATATCAAGTTACCCCGGACCTAAATATAAAAAAGTATCATTTAGCAATCCCGGACACGCTAGAAACTTAGCAAAAAAACTTAACAAACTTTTCGATACAAATGACTTTACAGTATACAAACTTACAGACGGAGAAAAAGAATAGTGTGGACGAAAAGCACAACTATACCTCAGTATTTCTAAAAGCCGCTGAAACTACACAAGACATTACACCCGAATTATTAAAACAAAAAAAACTACAGTGGTGGTGGAATGTACGAACTAAGGATAGCGGCGGCTTAAGACTTACCGAAGAAGGGTTGAACTTTATACAAGTCGAAGCAAAAATCAAAACTTACAAAATAGATTTCCCAAAAGGCTTTAGTGTGACACCACAAGTACTTTTATGGCTTGACAATTTCATAGAATCACCGTATTATATAACTAAGAAAGCAATAACTGTTTTGAAAGAACGCAGTGCTTTTGAGTTATATTTGTTTAGCGGAGACGTAAAGAAGTTTGGTTACAACAAAGCATTATCCAAAAGAATGAATCAGAATTAAATTATATAATAGTAGCAGTTAATAAATAATATTATGATAGACTTAAACCCATTAGAAGTACTGCAAGAGCGTAAAGTTGACGTTTTGCCACCGCACTTTGCAAAGCATAAACTAACTAACTCTCGTAGAGAAGTACAAACTATACAAGAATGGGTGAGAGACAAACTTAATGGAAGATATTGTGTTGCAAACTATCCGAATTTGGACAGTTCAGAAAAATTGCAAACATCTACTTACATTGGGTTTGAAGACCAAAAAGAACTAACATACTTTATGTTAGCCTGTCCACACTTAAGGAGAAACTAAAATATGACTGAAGAAGTTAAACAAGACGCAGTAGCCGCACAAAGTGGTCCTGTGCCTACACCAGGTGTAGAACAAGCACCGGCAGCACCAGATCTTAATGTATCTGATCTGACTGGGGTAAAAAGTATCATTGATATCGCCACACAACGTGGTGCATTCAAAGCAAATGAACTAGAAGCAGTAGGCAAACTTTACAACAAGTTGAATACATTTTTAGAACACGTTGCTAAAACGCAATCTGCAAATGCAGAAGCACAACAAGCACAATCAGATGCACCGGCAACGGACTAAAGGAGACCATTATGGCAAAACCAATTAAACACACTGGAAAGATGAAAAACACAGGCAACAGAGTTGCTGTTGTGTTTAGAACAGTACCAGGTGAGTCAGATAAATGTTTAGTAATTGATTCTGCAACTTTACCTGATATGTACCACGATTCGCTTATGACAGCAATCGAAACAGACCAAGCACAACAAAGTTTTGAACTTGGCGAGTATATGTTCCGAGGCAGATTTCCAGATGGAAAGAATATGCTAGAAGCAATGCAGCAATCAGGAAGAATGCATAAAGTTGCAACTAGTGACGTAGTAATGACACCAACAACTAATGAAAGTGTTGTACTATCAGAACTTAATGCACTAATCGCAGAACAAAGAAATGTAGCAGTAGATCAACTGTATACATTTGTTAGTGGTGCACCTCAAGCAGGTCAGGCAGTAGCAGATACTCCAACACCAGCACCAGAGGCTCCACAAGTAACTGAAGGCGCATTAAGTGATTCGGATCTTGCAAAATCATATCGTAGTCAAGCAGATGCTATGTATAAAGAAGCAGCTCAATTACGTAGACAAGCAGACGAACTAGATCCACCAGCGAAGAAGACCACTAAGAAGGCTAAAGTCGCTGAAAGTGCATAAGAAATATTTTAGACCTCCATCACATATTGTAAAGGAATGGCCTGAAGTATTTGAGGACTTGTATATCAATACGATGCCCATTGCTTATGTGGACACAATGATTCTGGAATTCAGTGATGGCAGAATATGGGAAATAGACGTTAAAGCCCAAACTGCCAAAACTGATCCAGATGAAGTTGCTAAAAAATTATTAGATACTCTATCTGAGTATAAAGATACAATCGCTAAATTAGATTTTAAAATTAATATTGAGTTGTTAAAACACGATATTAGTAAAAGAACTAAATCAATTCTCTAGTATTACCGTAATGAACAACTTCATACTTACTTGAAGAATGTTCTCTCCACGGATCAACTACAACACTATCATCAGTAACATCTACATACATCTCTGGATGAGCAAGAAGAACAACTGCTCTGAAAGGTCCTTTGTCAGGTCCATATACTAATGGATCTACCTGCATAGGATTATAGCCATACTCTGTACAATATTGTGCAACTAGTAAAGCATAACTTCCGTCAACATAAGGTACACCTGGTTTATAAGCAATACCGTTAATAAGAATAGGAAGTTCTTTTTCTTTTGCAATATCACATAATTTTTGTGCAATGTTTTTTGCCTGTACTTCACGTGCATTCATAATTGCATCAAAAATATCATAACCAAGATCTAGTTTCTTTGCCATATAACGCAGTGCAATATTATCTCTTGGATGACACGCTCCGCCATCGCCCATACCTGCTTTCATATAACTTGGCCCCATAATACGTTGCGTGCTTTCTGCTAAAGCAGTAGTAACTACATCTGTATTAATATTACCTTGACGTTGTGCAACATCTTGTATCATATTAACAAGTCCTATTTTTGTGCTGATAAAGGTGTTATAGAAAACTTTAATACATTCACATTCGTCCCACGTACCAATTACATAACGTGGAAAGTTATCCATTATGGACTTGTAAAAATCAACCAGTTGTTTTGCATCACCTGTTTCAGTTCCATCTTCTGTACCAATCATTACCATCTCTGGATTGACCATATCCCAAGCAACTGTTCCCATTGCAATTAAATATGGATTATAAACAAAACGTGGATTTGTAACTAACTGTACAAACTCTCTACGTACTGTGCCTGGTAATACTGTACTAATAAGAACAAGTAACTGATCGTTGTTCATATGCTTGTTTGCTTCAGTCATAACTTCTTTTACAATATCATATGAAAAATCTTTTGGTTCTAAATGTGCTGTAGGTGCTCTACCGTCATAGGAAGGATCGTGCGGTGTTGGCACTGCAATAAACACAATGTCTCTATCTTTAACTGTTTCTTGAATTGTGTCTTCTACAATTACATAGTCGCTATCGATGTTTTTGTTAACATCATATCCTAGCACACTATGCCCTTTTTTGGCAATTACTTCTGCGCAAGGCAGACCTAATTTTCCTAATCCAATAAATCCTATCTTCACGTTACTTCCCCCAAATTCGGTATAAACATATTTACAATCTCCGTCTTACAGTGCATTTAAACGTGGTTTATAGCAGTATAGCGTAACTGTAGCTCTTAGTGTATAACACTGCTGTATGACGCTTAAAATGCGTTTAAGGCGCCTTAATAATTAACTCTAGTACTAATATTCCACTTGTTTTTCTTTGCTACAAGCACACTATAATTGTGTGCCAAAATAGGTCTTACACTAGCAATAAACTCAAGTGTTTGGGTTTTATCCATATTACACAAGCGTTCAATTTCATCTATTATTGCTGTCATACGGTCACCGTCATCTTGTATACTATCGTATGTTTCATTAATGTAAGGGCTAAATGTTTTGTATCCTAAACCTCTTAAAATAGGCAAACTGTTTGGTACTGTTGCTAACACAAACGGATGTCCTATTGCCATAACTTTAAATATTTTTTCGCTAAAGAACGGAATGCCTTCGTGATATGTTGTTTCATTTACAACACTAAAATACGTTTCTTTGTAATACTTTATAATACTAGATTCGTACTCTGCTCTATTTGTAACAAGATCATTTGTGTCCAAGTAAAGGTTTGGCATATCTACAATTTGTTTATTACTCTGTATTAATTGATTTATAAAATCGCTGTCATTGTATATGTGTCGTAACTCTCTAAATGAACTATTCCAATTATCACCTCTATCGCTCTTACCAAAACTTATGTGTCCTTTATCAATTAGATTACGTTCATATAACATTAACATCATTAACGGACGATGAGCTCTCCATCTTCTATTAAGACATAAAAACTTCTTGGGCCATTTCTTTGTTTTTGTAATACCAATTATGTTTTTATTTTTATGTATTGCATCGATACCAGTTGCTTCAAATACATTAAAATAATCTACTTTGATTTGCGGTAATTTGTATTTTGCTGCTACACTTTTAATAGTGTCAATCATATTAGGTACAGCACTTAAAAATATAATTTGTTCTGCTGGTACATTATGTTTAAGAATAATATTTCTATAAATGCTATCTACTGTATCAGTAAAATATTCTAATGCGTTATCTAAAACTAAAAATGCTTTACCTTGTTTAATTTTATCTAAGTCAGCAGCAGGTACAATATCAATAATGTCGTAAATTTTAAAACTTTCTTTGTCTGAAAACTGAATATAATAAAAGTCTAGTTTCTCATTTGTTTTAATTTGAGAACCTACACTACTATTGATCTTAATCTTTTGTGGCTCACGTGGATTATACGTTTGCAAATATATTAGATTTGTTGAATTCAAACACGCCATTATAATCTAGTCTGATGCCTTTGCTGCCAAAACTTATTAGTATCATCTAGTGTTTTACAAAGATGAACTTTTTCATCCATCTCTACAGAAAAGTTTCTCATCTTCTCTGTAAATTCAAAATCCTTAAACATATTACTTACATACTCTGCGTGTCCTAATGGAGTAGGATGATAGTCCGCTGTTTGTCCTTTACCGTTATGTCCACGGATTGGTGTTTGCGGCCAGCGGCCATTATATACATTACTAACAATAGGTTCATTAATTTTGTCTATTGTATCTTGATATGTATCAATTACACCTGTATGCCATTCTTCTGAAGGTCTTGTGTATTCGCCACTTATTTGTAATTCGATCATAGGACTCATACTTAACATTTTTGTATCACAAGGTAGTGCATCTAAATATGCTGTTGCCATTTCAATGATTGCTAAATCTCTTAACAAGTAATATCTACTGTCTGCCCATTCATATACAAACTTGGGATCAATTTCATTTTGTGTATAAATGTTTCCGGGTGTAACCCAGTTGCGTTTTCTGTATCTATCTTCACGTGAAATACTGCTCCACATAACAACAACTAAATCATCTTGTGTAAACTTATGCTTCTTGTTTGCTTCTACTAGTGCATTACTAATAAACATATTACCTGCACCGCTTTTACCGTAGTTGTAGTAGTTAGGTACTTCGGTACCAATTATATCTGCCCAAGTAGGCCAAAAATAGTTTGTCATACTGCAACCAAATGCAAAAAATCTTTTGTAGTCTTTAAACTGCTTCATTGAAATATTCCTTACCTCTTAAAATTGCTTTGTGTAAAGCATCGTGATAAAAATTTGACTTACGTAGATGTTCCCAGTTATGAATTATATTTTCAAAACTATCACCGACACGTTTTAGTTTTTCATCTCTGTCAAGAGATATCCAAGTTTCTAATATATTATGTATTTCATCTAACCTTGTTTTAGGATCTTCTATACTATCATACTCTGTGCCGAACCCTAAAAAGTCACACTTGAAGCCTAATTCTTCAAGACCGTTAAGTGTGCCGCTGCCTGCAATTAACAAGAAAGGATGTCCTAGTGCAATAGGTTTAAATATTTTTTCAGTTACAAAACTAGAATTATCTATAAAGATAGTTTCTGTAATTACAGTTAGCAATGTATTTTGATATAGTTCTGCATTATAGTTCCACGCAGCATTTGTATTTTCCCAGTTACCATCAAGGTATAAAGGATAATGCTGTGTCATTAATTCTGTAAATTCACTAGGAGTAACGCCCGCAAGCCTTGCAGACAAAATATCATTATCTTTAAGTTGATTACAACTTACACGACCTTTATCAAGCAAATTGTTTTTTGCAAGGTAATGTAAGTGTGCACCACGATGCGGCCTGTATACTCTGTTTAAACTGTTAAAGTCATTTGATTCTGGATTATGCATTGCATCATATATACAAGGACGCTCTGGCATTTTGTTATCAAAAAATATCTTACCAAAATGATTGCTATACTGTACATCAAACAAACGGTCTTCCATATTCTTTTCTAACCAAGCAGTATAGTCTGCTTCAATTTTAGTATTACCTTGTAATATTAAAACACTATTCGCCGGATACTTACGTTCACGCATTATGTTAGTTGTTGCTCTAAACACATCATAATGATTAGTGACCATTGGGCCACCTTCTTTGTCTGCAAGTATAACAAGTCTAAGTTTCTTTGCTTTTACTAATTCTAAAATACCGCTTGGTACCATATGTAGTATGTGCTTTGGACCTGTACCTTTATTTTCACCTGACCACCAATTAGGATCTCCATTTACATCAATGAAATATAACCCGCACTCATTCCAGTCTAGCAGTTTATGATATTCAACTTCCATATTACGTAGTTCTCTTTTAAGAATACTACCTGGACTTGTTAGCCACCAATTGTTATTTCCGTGTGTTTCAAACTGAGGTAAGTTGGATTGATCTAGTTCTAAGTTGTCAAAGTATATTTTCATTCCATTATTTCCTTTAGTTCAGGAAAAGTTTTCAAAAAGTTTCTATTGCGTATTTTATCATAGTAATCAGTGTGTACTATAAACTGTTCCTGAAGACTTTCATCATATACACTACTTTCTAAATGTCTAACTACATCTCGTAATAGTCCTTGTACGTGTGCATTATACTTGTGCGACTTTGCTTTTATTTTATTAATTACACTCCACTTCAGTCTATCATTTATAATACTAGTACTGTAATATTCAGGATGTACAATATTATAAAAAGTAGGGGAAACATTAGTGTCAAATAAGCCTTCTCTAAGCACATAATCTAAAAAGTCTGTAATTGAAAAAACATTGAAAGCACTTATCACAGCACTAAAGTTTAATCTAACGTGCGGTGTTTCTTGTTTAATTAATCTAATATTTTTTTCAATCTTGCTCCAGTTTGTTCCTTCTCTAATATATTCTGCTTTATCGCCATAGTGATCAAGACTTGCAAATACTTGTATATTAGGAAACTGTTTCCATAACTCAATTACACTTTTATTTTTATAATGCAAATTACTAATGTTAGTGTTATAACTAATCTTAACATCTGTGTTATTAGTTGCAATTAAATGTTCTAGTATTGCATAATGCTTGTCAGTCATTAACGGCTCGCCGCCTGCAAAATAAAAACTTTCTATATCTTTAAAGTACGGCTCAAACTGTTTATATAAACGACTGTTATCATCGCCATCTGCCATTATGAATATTTCTTTATGCTTACCATTACGACTATCTTCTTGAGCCCACGTGCTTGAATACGTACTAGAACAACTTCTACATTTAAAGTTACAAATGTTACTCCACCTTACATCAAAGTGTCGCAGTGTCATTTCCGGATATGTTCCATCTTCTAGTGTATCTTGTACTAGTGGTACTAGATGTGCAAATTCTTTATTCTTGCTTATGCGTGTACTTTCGTTACCGCTATCTTCTTGTTGATAGCACGCCTTACACTCTGCACATTTTTTACCCTCTAACATATTACGTCTTAGAGTTTTGTATTTGTCATTATTCCAAATTTCTTCGATTGTGTTTTCTCTAACGTTGCCTAGGTGTTTGTCATATTCGCCTACACAACAGGGTAAAACACTGCCGTCTGGATTTACATACATATGGATCCAAGGATAAATGCAAAATGTTTTATTGTTCATTAGCCCATCCTGATTTAAAATACACATTCAATGCCCATAAATTATGCTGCACCTCATTAGGGTGAGGTCTATGATCTGGACATTTGCCTAAGTATTTGTTAGACTCTTCTATTGCTTGTAATTGCTTTTGAATATATTTGTGTTTGCTAAAATTAATTTCTTCATACCGCATTAAATCGTCAAGCCAACCTGCATTATAAAAACTTGGCATTTTAAGTTTGTGTCCATTTACTTCAGCACTAAACTGTATCCAAGATTGATCAATGTTATTAAAACTATAATTGTTTTGTGTGTTAGTACTACAGAAGTTTTTCCATACTACGGTGCTTACATTGCTATACTTGCTTACTATGTCATCAATGTAACTGAACAAATAAGAGTCATATTTTTCTAACCAACCTTGTAAAGACAACTCTTTGCTTCTTAGATAACTCTTATCATACAAGTTTTTAAGTGGATGATTCCAGTTTACAAGATCTTGTAGTTGCTGCATTTCCCTACTAGGTTCTGTAACCTGAAAGCTCAAATATATCTTGTTGTACTTGCTTGTATCAAGTTCTTTCATTATACGTTTAAGTGTGTACGACATTGTAAGATTACTGTTGCCTGGTACAGCGTATTGATAAAGATCTGTATCTAACATAGTTGCTAGTTTTGCGCCATAACTAAACCTTAACATACTACCTAAATCAAATTCTGCTTTTGCTGTTGCAACACCGTATAATCCTTCTCCATATGTCCAACTTTCACCTATGTTGATTAGCAAGTTCTTTTTGTGTCTCTTTGCAAATATTTCTATATTTTGTGCTGGTATTTTTATGTGAGCAGGTCTTATGCCGTCATCGCGAAGATCTACTCTATAGATGTCGTGCATAAAGCCGTGTGATGGATCAGATTGTAGTTTTGAATTATACCAAGCCACAACAGTCCTCATAAAAATTTACAAGGTCTGGAAAAGTTTCACTAAAGTTTACATTTCTTCTTCTGTCGTATTCTCTAAACCAAGCAGCAAAATCTCTGCGACCTTCTGTTATTTTTTGTGCAGTATACTCTGTGCTTGCCATATAATCAACAACACGTCTAAACTTTTCATATTCCATTATACTAAATTTGTATCTGTCTGCATCGTCTACTTGGTCTGCAATAAACTGTAAGTGTTTTTTCATATACGGCATAAATTCTTCTTTAGGAAGAATATTCATATCATACTGTAATGGCTCTTTAAGGTATGGAGTATCAAATCTAATACGTTGCCATTTTGTTTGATTATCTGTATTATATTTTTTACGCCACTCTAATACTTTATGTAAAAACTTATCAAAGTTTGTTACTGTAAGAATATTAAATGTTACCATAAAGGTTAACGGATGATTTGTTTTGTTCATATAGATATCAAAGTTCTTTTCCCATAACTCTAAATCTAATCCTGTACGAATATATTCCGCTTGTTTACCCCAAGTGTCCATACTTGTGAAAACTTTGAAATCTTTAATACACCCTTTTGCAATAAGACTGTTTACTTTGTCTGCAAAACGTTCAATCAGTATACTCTTTACACCAAAGTTACTATTGATGTTTAATTCTAGATTAGGCATTGGATTCTTTTCTAGTTCATCAAACATACGCCAAGTACTTTGTTGTAACAGTGGTTCGCCTCCTGTAATACGTAGGATTGTAAGAGTCTTACGCAGTTCAGGCCACCATTCCCAAAATGCTGTAACGTAGGGATTGTCTTCTTCTTTATGGATCTTAAACCAATCAATATCGTTACGATGATTTTTTACCATCGTGTATGGTCCGTGGTCTCTAATTTCTTTGTGATATGAACTACTATGTTTAGGATGGCAATACCCGCACTTAAAATTACACTCGTTACCAAAACTAATTTCTACATACTGCGGATTTACATCTGCCAACGGGTCTTGTTTTATTGCAGCAAATCTTTCTTCGGTATGAATACTAGCATTACGCTCTTTTCTATCTGAAATGTAATCTTTACCCATACATTCAATGTTCCAACAATACTGACATCCACTAGGCTTTTCGCCATTTAACATTTGTTGACGTTCTTGTTTCTTTTGCGGTGTGTTATGTAGTTGGCTTGGATTTTCTTTTAGGCCTTCTAATGGAATCTTGTGCGGAGCAGGATGATAACAACTATGTGTTTCGCCTGTTTGCAAGTAGATAGTAGTATGATGCCACTTAGCCATACAGAAAGTTGGAGATATTTCATCCATTATAGGAATAAACTTCTCTATTCTATCCTTGTCGTGCATCAAACTGTTCCTTTAACCATTCGAAATCGTTTATCTTGAGTAGTGCATCAGGTTCAGCACTATTGCTAACACCATATTTCCTACCGGCTCTGGCGCCTTGTATAGCATAGTCCCCAAAGGGCCTGTCCCTACCGTAATCGCTACACCATTTACTAAGTCTTTCATCTGTTTCATCATTTTTTTGACCTTTAATAGTTCTACTTGCTAACTTACAACATTCTCTAAATGCACTTTTCCAAGTACTATAGCCGTCTGTATTGAATGCTGTAACATTACTTACTTCTTGCATTGCTTTAAAACTGTCAGAAAGGCTTGTAGTCATATCTGGACTGTTCACATCCATATCAATTGCTGCTTGTCTTGGAAATAATTTAACACCGCCGTATCCGTATTCTAAATCTGTAATTGGATTTCGGCCTCTCCATACATAAACACTTTTTCTAGCGTTGAAATCATAGTATGGTATTTGCATATCAAACGTAAAACTATCTAAAATCTCTGCGTCTGCGTCTACAATATAAAATAGTTCAGTAGTGCATTGCTTTGCTGCTTGTATATGGGCCTGATGTATACCTTTAACATCTTTAATCCATACTGCATTAGGTGCTTTTTCTAGTAACTTGTTATAATTTACTTGTGCATTAGGTTCGTGATAGGAAATAAATGCAACATCATATAACCTAGGACTGCTTGCTTGTATATCTATTTCTTTTTTACTTGTAAAGAATCTGTAATCCCACTCACGTTGTAGTATGCGTGCTTTTTTAGAAAAAATACATATTCCATCGTAATATTCTCCATTGCGGAAAACGTGTACATAGTCAGCGTCCCATTCAGGAACACGATAATCTAATTGAAAGTCTTGTGCAAGTTCTAAATTATCCCATACAACCCAAAAGTGTTTTGTTAAACTTTTACTAGCAACTTGCTCGAACGATTTACAGTTTTCTATTTTTTGTGCATTAGAAAACTTTTGCTTGAATCTTGTCCAAGCATTACTATCACACTCTCCATTGCTAACAAAAAAGATATCATACATACTTTTTACTATAATAGGTTGTACCTAATCTAATAGTTTCTTCATATAGAGCCATAATGTATCGACTTTGTTGTTTATCAAAGTCAGGCCATTCTAATCCTAGTTCACTTCTTATCTCTGTTCCTAAACGTGCTACTTCTTGTTCTAGCCCGTCTTGTTTTTCATATTTTTTACAAGTATTGTCATAAAGGTCACGTAACTTTTCAAAATCTCTTACTTGTATATGATCCCAGTCTGTACAATTTGTAAGATATGTTCCTAGTCTTGCACCGTAGATAGCCCACAATCCGTTTTCAATATGAGAACCAACTGTACTCCATACTCGTAATCTATGTAGGTTGTGCCACCAAATGCGTTCTTCAATTTCCATAGGTGGAACTTGTAGTCCACCGTCTAGTGTCATCTTGACTCCTTCACGAAAGCCTGCACGCCACGCCATAAAAGGTGTGTCGTTAATAATTGTATCGCTAAATGTTACAGGAAAGTTTCTATAACCTTCTTCCCAACAAAAGTCAACTTGCGCTCTTTCACTGTCTGCATTTTCGTGTGTTTTCATATCAAGAATATGCTGACGATGCCATAACTTCAAACCGCCGTTTCCGTAACGCAATCCGTTAACATTATTTCTTCCGCACCAACTGTATGCACGTATTTTTTCATCTGTCATATCTAAGTCTAAATCAAAGAACTTAGGATCTACAATATTATCTGCATCTACAGTTAACACCCAGTCTGTCTCTGATGCTTCTGCTGCTGCTTTGTGTGCGTGGTCAGATCCTTTTACTCCGTGTATGCGTTGTGCCCACGGAACTTTATTACAAAGATCAGCATAATGTAAATCTGCATTAGGTTCATCGTAACTTAAAAAGAAAACATCAAACTCAACTACTTTTGTCATTTAATACCTTTTCTAAATCTTTTAATATTTCTGTATAATCTAAAGCGGCTTTTAGTTTTTCCTCTTGTGTTGTATCACCGTTTACAACGGCCATCATCTTTGGAAACTGTTCTGTTAGTCGCTTACCAACTTCTTCTTCTGTCATAGTTCCTCGAATACATAATTTTTAAATAATCTGCGTGTAAACACACTTGCATCTTCTGGACACTCGCAAGTAAATTCAAAACTTTTTCCTACTAGATCATCTAGTGCTACAGTTGCAGTATGATGACTTGTATGTGGATCGTTGTACTCGCAAACATCAAAATTCAATAGTGTTACGCCGTCCCAGAATATTTTTCTGATTGCTACTGGAGTGTCGCTGTTTAGTTTATATGTGCCACCGTACTTTTCTGATAATTGAACTGTAAACATATCGCCTTTACGTGATACAACAATATCTGGCTCATCGATTTCAGCCCACTTGATATTAACAATTCTATGTAATACATCATCTATTTTAAATAAATTTTGTACTTCAGTAATTTCTAAACTACCTGACTGTACATCTACAAAACATTTATTCATTTTGATTTCACCTTCAATGATTGCCATTGCAGTTTCAGTATCAATATCAATAGTTTTCTTATAACGATCTCTGTCAATAGAATAGTCAGGACCTACGCACATTACCTTTCCTGTTTCAGGATCAAATGCTGCCAAGTAATTTAATTCAGGTGGCTTCCAATTAGCAATCCATTCATCAAAGTCTGGAAGGTCTGGAATATTTCTTATCTTTTCTTCCACGCTATTTCCTCCAATATGTTAATTGTTTCTAGTGTTATTTTATCTTTTTCTACATAATGTAAAATATCTGTTTGCTGAAAGTTGCCTATCTTTACTTGTGCATTTCTATCAAAGTAAAAGCCTACGTGATCACTTACTGTGTCTGCAGGATAAGGCCAATTTTGTATCATACCTTTCATATGTACAACACGGGGAAACTCTAAAGGATATGCAATATCATCTGCTATATCTAATATGTTTGCTGCTAGTGCAAATGCTTCGTCTGTGCCTACTACTTTAGGTTTGTGAGTAGGTAAAAATTCATTGCTAAATTTATGCGGGTCTTTAATAATATGACGTTGTAAATTAAAAAATTCTTTTGCTAGATCACTATCCTTTTTAAAGAAAGTGTAAAAACTATACAGGTTAGGTAGTTGATTTGCTGTAAACGTTTTTCTATAATGATCACTTGTTACAAGGTCTCCTCTATATGTATACGAATTGTTTGCAACATATAGTTCGCTATGTTTAATAAAGTATTCTGCCCAGTGACTGTAATCTCTAAAAAACAACATATCTGCATCTAAGCAAACTGTATTTGCAAAAGGAGTTACAGTATCCATATAGGATCTACTATCCCAACCTTCTGGTCCTTGATATTCTATTACGTGGTCAAATACCCAAGTTGATGTAAAGTTTTTAATGTGCTGTTTGTCATTAATCACAAGAGCAACTTTATCATACCCTTCTTTTTGTGTATTCTTAATGCTTAATGCAAGTGCATAAGCAAGCCGAGTATAGTTTGTATCATTACCTTCGTTGACAATAATTAAATAACCAAAGTCTATCATACTAACTCCATAAACTTATCAATGTTTCTTGTAATAGATTGTTTATTCATTATGTGAATATCTCTATCTTTAACATTACATAAAGTGTAATCATTTAAATTTGCTGTGAGAACTTGTATTCCATTTTCGTTAACATCATAAACAAGATCCATATCCGGTACTGATAATACCGGAGGCATTGCATAATCATTGTCTGTTTCAAAACCATAAAGTATATGTCTTGCAATACCAAATGAAATGTCATTTCTATACATTCGACTATCGAATCTAAAAATGTCAGCAAACTTTTTGTAATTATCTTTAATATGTTTTACTAATTCAAAAAATACTTTCGTATCTTCATTTTTTGTAAACATTACTGTTGTCGCCCATAACAGCCTTACACCTGTATCACTGATGTACCTATCAAGGTAACCTATTCTATCTCCTTGAACATCATTGTACTTTGTACTAATAAGGATATCACTGTCACAGTCCCAATATTCATTTAGTGAATCTGAGAAAATAAAGTAATCACAATCAATCATTAATGTTCGATCGTAAGGAGTAAGATCCCAAACACTGGATCTATTACTATTTTTAAATGGTGCTGTTACAGATTCTTTACCGTCTTTAAATTTGCGTTGTTGTAAATCTGTAGGACGTTCTACATCAATAATGTGTTCAAAAGTTTCTTCTGCTTTATCCCATAAGTTAGATTCACGTAACCAATCAATTGTTGACTGGTCTGTTACTAAACTAACAGGAACACCTAGATGTTTTTTAGCAAGGCCGCCTGAGACTAGTGCCATCTTTGCATAATCTATCTGCCTATTATTGTGTGCAAATATTACTACGCCTTTTTTCACGATACTAATGACTCTACTGATCTGCTTTTTTTAATTTTTGTATATTCTTCGTGATACTCAAATGTAGCACTAAAATATCTATCAAAAATTTCATCTCTAAATTCAACTAAGTTTTCAACTAAAATTGGATTTTCATTTTCATCTAAAATTACAATGTTTTCAGATCTATCTTTGTAGATTAGCATTTCAACAAAGTTTAATAAAGTTCTGTCAATCTTAAAGATTCCGCCGTTTTTACCATATGTAAGTCTGGCTTCAATCTTTTCTTTTAGTGTTTTGCGCTGAACAGCAAGTGTTTGACGATACTTTGAAAATTCTAAAGCATCTTTGTATTCATTTTGCATAATAACTCCTTGTTTATAATGTACGCATATATTTATTGGTACATTAGGAGTGTAAGTGCTATTTGTGGTAGGAAGGTTTTAACTAATTTCTATTACTGCGCCAATGTTCACTGTAGGTGTAGCAATGTTAAAATTACCTGATGTTGCTGGTTGTAAAGTACCTGTTGCTTCAGTTGTTTGTACAGTAACCGTAAGTTGTCCGTCTACAACGTCAGGGCCATAACCGCCATCACCTGGATTAAGTGGTCCGCCAACCGGTGGTCCGCCTTGTTCTTCGTGATCATCAACAAACTCAATGCGGAATTCAATTGTGTCTGCGCCTGTAAGATATGGATTTGCTTGGTTGGGTGTTCTTGCAAATATTCTATATCTATTTAATGAATAAGGACTACTGCCTACTACATCAACAAATGGATTTGTAAATGTGCTTGTAGTTTTGTAAAAGTTAGATCCGTTAAATGTAGGGCCTGCTCCAGTGCCTGGATGATTACCGCTAAATTTTTGTGTTCCTGCAGATGTTAAAATAGATGTCCAAGATGCATTTTGATTTGTACTAGATCCGCCTGTGCGTGTCGACGTAATATCAATACTGCTACCGCTGTTAAAAAAATGTCTACTCTCATCTAAATCGCTAAACTGTACCTGTACAATACAAATAACTGAATCGCTCCAATTATCTCCATATGTTGCATTTGGCCAAGTTTGAAACGATGATCCGTGATTTACAGTTCTACGTTGTCCTGCTACTGCTAAATTTCTTGCATTAGCATAAATGGTGTTTACAAAAGCACCCCACTTATCAACAGGCATTGTTGGAGTAGTAGATGATGTCGGATCCATATACCTAATTTTTTTACGTTCTGTAACTTCAAGCATATTAACTTGACTTGATCCGCTTGGTAATGCATTGTTAAGATGATTATAAGCGTTCCAAATATCGTATCGTAAATCACTATACTGCTGGACACTAACTTTATCACTAGTACTAACTTGTGAACTTAGCACAGTCTGTCCGTATCCTAGCCAACCAAATCCATCAGACTTACCGTCGCCTAAGACACGGCGTATCTTAAGTTGCATATCGTTGTAATAATCTGGATCTATTAAGTCGTGCGTTGCTGGCATTCAGTTACCTCTTACACTATTTAAGCCGCTGTGATGTTGGACATATTGAAAGTTGGCACAGGTAAAACCCACGGATCTAAGTCAGGTTGTAAAGTACCGGTAACTTTAACGTGCTGACATTCTATTTCAACTCCAAACACTTCATCGTCTGGTAGTGGACCAGGTTGTGGATCGTCTGTATAATCGTCAATCAATTCAATTTTTAATGTGAAAACCGTTGCTACACCTGTTAAGTTTGATGGTTGATTGCATTTTGCTGAAAGTTTATACCTATTAGCAGCATATGGTGCCGATGAAGTAAATTCATAAAATGTTTGATATGAGTTTGTTAAGTCGTATGCGTTAATTGGTACTCCGCCACCAGGACCAGTAGTCTGTGCGTTTGCACCAAATTCTACATTACCTGAACTGTCAAGTATAGTATTCCAATCATTGTTTTGTTGTGTTGAAGGATAACCATCTAATAGATTAGTATCAATCCTAATTCTACTACCTGAATTCCAAAAGTATCTTGCATCATTTGCAGATGCAAAAGTCATTTCTAATTCACTAACTGCTAAATTGGACCAAGTACCACACGTTTTTGTATCAATAGTATCAACAGATTGGTTCTTTTGTGATACAACAAATCTATCACCTCTTGCTGCTTGTATTAAATTTGTATAACTTTGAAAAGGTTCTGATGCTGTAGCAAGGATAGGATTTGTAATATTTGCAAATACAGGACTAGGTAACACACCTGTTTGATGTATAAGCACACTCATTAAGTCAAATCTTAATTTATCAAACTCTTGCTTTTCAATTCTTTGGCCTGCTGTAACTGTTCCGCTTACAATTGCTTGTCCGTAACCATACTGGCCTGCTCCAGTACCTAATGTAGTTGTGATTAGAGTACTTAGATCATTAAAGTCTGCGGCAAGTATTTGATTTCCGGATGATACTGGCATTAAAGAACCACCGCTTCAATATAATCAACACCTTCTGTAGATGCTTCAAGTGCAATAGCAAATACATCAGCATCTTTTGCTGCTGATACTTTAGCAGTTCCGTCTGCTGCTGCAACAAGTCTGTCGCCTTTGCTAACACTGCCTGAAATTTTAACTGGTACTCTACCTTTCAGTGCAATATACTGTCCGCCTTCTAAGATGGTATTCATCATAAAAGCAGGGCTCTCAGATATAACACCTAATGCTCTATTACCTTCTTGGCATTTCGTAACTTCGGCTGCTCCGCCTACTGCTACTACAGTACCAACTTCGTATTCTGCATCTGTTAAATATTTTTCTGCTAAGTCAGCATAACGTGCTGCGGTTGCAGTACCTTGGAATAAGTTTGCAAGAATGTTTCCTGAGCCATCTCTAGCAGTAATTGTGTTTGCAGTGGCAGTTGTCTTTGCTGTTTTGTAGTTAGGATCGCTGTCAGTTGCACTGTCATCAATTTTAATTCTGTCTGCTCTAGTTGCTACACCTTGGAAAGTGGTTGCGTAAATATCACCGTTTGAATCTCTTACTGGAATACTCGTTCCTGATGCAGGAACACTCGCAGAAGGTTGAATACTGTTTAAAGCACTAGCATTAGTAGCAGTACCTGTAAGTGAACCTTGTACGTTACCTACTAATGTACCTAAAATATTTGCGCCAGCATAACCAATTTGTTTTGTACTACCGTTAACTAAGATAGCGTTACTACCGTCTGTACTAATTATACTACCGTTAGTATTACCTGTTAAGTTACCTGTTACATTTCCTGTTAAGTTACCAAAAATGTCTACACCGTATACTTCTTTCCATTTGTTAGAAGGTCTACCTAGTGTATAAACATTATCGTCTCCAGGATATATACCGTCAACATTAATGTTTGCAACTTCTCTATTTGTTAATCCATCTTCAACAATTCTAAAGTTAATTGGATTACCTAGTTGTGATACTACTCGGATTTGGTTTTCGTTTTCAACAAATAATTTTAAGTCGCTTTGGTCACCAATTTTTAAACCGCTATCTAAGAAACTAATTAAGTTTTCAAAAGTAACATTATCGCCTCTTAAAAATTCTGATGCTTGGATAAACGATCCATCAATAATTAAACCTAATGAAGAACTACTTGTTCCCCAATAATAATGGTCACTTGATGTAATACCTGTTGAACTTGTGTTTACAAGTGTTAGGCCTTTCTTAATTAATGTAAATCCGTCAATTGGATTAACTGATGTATTAAGTGTGAATTCTGTTTGCGATACAATCGCCATTACTTTACCACCAGCAGTAATTCTTAAAATACTGTGGTTAGTATTACCTGAGTCTTTAACAACCTGCGCAGTAACACCTGAACTTCCTAAGTCTGGTGATGCTTCAGGTCCTACTAAAATAAATTCTGATCCTGCCCAAGCATATAACTGTTTAGCGGAAGAATCCCACCAAAAGTCACCTTGTGCTAGTCCTGAAGGTGCAGTTGCACTTACTTCTGCGCCGCCTGCTGCTTTCCATTTGCCACCGTCATAAAATTTTAGTTTTGCATTTGCACTATCAAACCATACTTGTCCTTTTACAGCCTTGGGTGGTTGTGTAGTATTAGCAAAGTTTTCAAGTAAGTGTAGGAAGTTTTCGTTCTGAACTTCGCCGTATCCAGCGTAGTTTTTACCTACAAATCGTAAATCCGTAGTTGTGTCGATTGTACCGTCTTCTACGGAAGTTAAAAACTGTCCATTAAATTTGTCTACTTGATAAGCCATATTGTTTTCCTAGTTTACTACTGTATTTATTCAATTATTCTATCTGACGCATCTTGGCGCTGTTGCTCTAGAGCAGTATACTCTTCAGCAGTAAGTGTAGTTGATAGTCCTAAATGCTGCTCTCTAATGTGTCTTAATACTTTCCAATCTGTGTTATTTAAAAATTCACGCTCTAAACCATTAGCATCCGCTTGTGCTTCTGCTGCTTGTTCTTCCGCAGATACAGGAGTAATACTGTCATTACTAGTATTAAAGATATGTGTTCCTGCACGCAATTGATCGTATTGTGCGTCTGTAATTGTAACAACACGCACTGTTGCTGGAGCATTAGGCTCGTAATCTAGTAACGCTGTTACTTCATTATTTTCTATACATACATATCCTGCCATAATTAACTCCAAATTGCCAAATAGTTGCCTTTAGGTTTAGCACGTTGTTCTGTGCCTTGTACCCACACACGGATTCTATCTGATCTAATATCCCATTCACAGCGTATGCTGTCGTTTCCATCAACTCCACCTGCATAGTGGATTCTACCTATACTTGCAATAAATGCAGTAAGGTTACTCATTGTCTTTCCGCTTGGCGGATAAACATCAAACCAGTTTCTACTATCGTTAAAACTGCCTACTTGGTTAGTAAAACTTCCAACTGCTTGTTGATCTTTGTATACAAACGTATAACTTTGTGCTACATTGTCAACATAACGTTTTGTTGCAGCGTGTAAGTTTGCTGTAGGGTCAGCGTGCAGTGATAAAAAGCCTGACATTGTATCGCCTGCTCTATCAACTGAATTAGGATCTTCTGCTGTAATAGTAATGTTACCTGTGTTATCAAACACTGTACCATTAATTGTTCTGTTGCCTGATAATGTTGAAGCAGATGTTGCTGTGCTTGCATTACCATTAAGTGATGCACTAATTGTTCCTGCACTAAAATTACCACTGCCGTCTCTAGCAACAACTTTGTTTGCTGTGTTTGCAGTATCTGCATCGACATCAAGTGTTACAGCATATGCACCTGGATATTCTGTTCTACCATTACCGTCTAAGTAGTTGCCAAATGTCAATGGTTGGAAACTTGGTGAACCCCAATACGGAGCGCCTGATCCATTTGAAATAATTGTTTGTCCTGGTATACCTGCGGCTGTAATTACAGTTGCTCCTGGACCGCTTTGATATACAAAGCCGCCTGCAACTCCACCTGACAAGTTATCTGCTGCGACAGCAGCAGTAGCATTAGTTGCTGTACCTGTTAAGTTTCCTGTAAAAGTTTCAGCATAAGCATTTTTAAAACGTAAAGTTGTTTTACCTAAGTCACCATCTAAGTCAGTAACTGGAACAAGTCCGCCTAAAGGACCAATGCCGTCTGTAACTGCTGTATCGTTACTAATAAGTTTTAAAGCAAAATTATCACTTGGATCTTGTACTTGAATTGTTAGTTCTGCTGTTGCACTAATAATAGGATCTGTTACTGCATTTAATAAAATTTTATTATTAATTTCAATTTTACTTCCAACGTCAAGATCTGTAAGTGTTCCAACTCTTTCTAAGTCACTAGTTTTAATATTGTTTGCAATAGAAACACCAGTAAGTGTTGATCCGTCTGCTGGTACAGTAATATCTGCTGTTCCGTCAAATGCAACTCCATTAATATCACGTGGTGTTACTAATCTAGTGCTTGTAGATGAATTACCTGTAAGTTGCGCTCCAATAAATTGATTTGCTGTTACAGTGTCAAATGTACTTGTGCCTGATGCTGCTGTAACATTACCTGTTACATCACCAACTAAGTTTGCTGTAATAGTTCCAGCAGCAAAGTCGCCGCCGCTATCTCTTACTACAATTTTACCAATAGTGTTAGATGATGTTGCATCAATAGTCCAAGTAGTAGGATTGCTACCATCAAAGTTGCTTCCTACAATGTATGGTCCTGATTCAAGTGCATTTGTAGTTGATGATGTAATTGTAACATCTTGACTACCATCAAATCCTACGCCGTTAATTAATCTTATTGTTGATAATCTATCTGCTTCTGTTGCACTGCCAACTAGGTTTCCAGCAAAAATATTGTTGCTATTGATATTGAAACCTGCTCTAATAGCACTAAAACCTGTAATAGCATTATCTGGTCTAATATTAAATGTATTACTTGCAATAACTCCAATAATTAAATCATTTACAAATACCTTGATAATTGGGTATTCAACATCATTGGTTGCAAATACTGAATCTGAAACTGCTTCTGTTCTTCCAAAGCCTTCTGCAACTTGTGGTCCAATTAATTGCCAGTCTGTTCCTGTATAAACATATAATGTTTTGTAAGGAGTTTTAAACCAAAAAGAGCCAAGTGGCGGATTTAATGGAGCATCATCGGATACACTAGCAGTACCTGCTTCTACCCATTTATCACCATCATAAATTTTTGCTTGATTAGTTGTTGTATCAAACCAAATCTGTCCTGCGATAGGAGTGCTAGGTGCAGCAGTGTTTGCAAAGTTTTCTAATAGGAACAAGAAGTTTTCGTTTTGTATTTCACCGTAGCCAATATAATTTTTACCTACAAGTGTAATACTTGTTGAAGTATCAACAGTAGCATCTTGTAATACCGCTAATTCTGTTCCATCACTTTTATTAATTGTATATGCCATCTATCGCTCCTGATTCTTTATGGTAACACCGTGTCTGATACGTGTGTCCAAACTCCTGCAAGTAGTTGGAACACTTTAATAATTCTTGTAGTTGTAACACTTGGCGCATCAACTGTTGCCTGTGATACCGAAACGTTAGTAACCGCTGCCGCTGTTCCTGACGGAGTATTAAATGTTGCTGTTGATTGATTTACCAACGGATTAATATCTAAACTTGTTGTTGAGTTACTTAATAGTGTACAAAGGATTCTTGCATTAGTACCATCTCTGTATTCGCTTGGTGGTGCTAAGTTTGCAAGTACGTTTGTTGCAATGTAACTGTTTGGTTTACCATCTGATAAGTCCATACTAAAATGTATTGTTCTTGTTTCAATTGTGTTATCTACATATTCTTTTGTAGAAGCATCTTGTGCTGTAGTAGGATCTGCTACTCCTGTAATTTTAGGAGCGCCAACTAGTGCAACATTACCTCCAGTATGTGGTTCTAATTCAAGATCTAATGCGCCTGATAGTGTACTAAGTCTTGTGTTTTCAATTCTAAGTTGTGCTGTTGGAGGTACGCCTGGTCCAACGTTAATAACGTTCTGTGTACCAAAGGCTGTAACACCTGGAATACTTGTAATACCAGCACCTAAACTGTTTCCAGTTAGTACAGGAATACCATCAATCATAAACACTTTGCCTGATGCTACGTTAAAGTTTTCTGAGCTTGTCCAAGATTGAGCAGCAAGTGCAGGATATTCTGGAGTGCCAGGTAGTCCTAAGTCGGACCACATCAATACGTGATCTGTTGTTCCTTTAAGAACAATACCGCCACCGTCTGCAATAGTGTTTGAGTTACTTGCACTGTCGCCTGTTTGTGCAAGTACAATGTATTTGTCTTCGATTTCTAATTCTGTTTCTCTAATAACAGCAATGTCGCCATCATTAATTGTAAGTCTACCTTTAATAGTTAGGTCGCCACCAATTTCTGCACTACCATCAATTTCAACAGTACTTGTAGGTTGACCGTCATACAACTTAATAGTTCTAGTTTCTGGATTAATTGAAATTGCTTCTTCCTGTGTAGTAGCATCTGATCTAACGTCAAAGATAATTTGTTTACCAGTAGCCTGGTTTGACATACGAACGTTACCGTTACTAACTTGAATAACACCCTGTCCACCTGCACCAAACTGTAAGCCTAAATCACTTTCAATTTGTAACGCATTTTGTAAACTGTTTGCTGTATCTGATCTAACATATAAACTAGCATCAACATTGTTAAGTTTTTCTGAGTTTGTAGTTGTAACATCAAACTTAATACCTGAAAGTGTACTTGCATTAAAGCCTGGAATAATACTTCCTTCGTACCCTTCAATATTATTTTTAGGTGTAAATGTATCTTTAGAAAATATACCTAATAGCACACCGTTATTAAACAAACTTGTAATAACACGAGTTTGGTTCAATGTATCAAGTATGCTTGTTACACGTAATCCTGATACACCCTGACTATCTGAATAGTCTGGTCCTAGCAAAATAGTGTTAGTACCGTCAAAGAAGTATAACTGCTTGTCACTGTCGTTAAACCATAAGTCACCAACACCTAGTGTTTCAGGTTGTGTACCTGCAATAGTTGCTGAACTTACAGGAACAAATGCTGTACCAGAATAAACTTTTAGTTTTGCTTCCGATGCGTCATACCAAATCTGTCCTCTAACAGGCTGTGTTGGTTGTGCAATGCTTGAAAAGTTTTCAAGTATTTTAATAAAGTTTTCGTTAAGTGATTCGCCAAACCCACTATAGTTTTTACCAATAAGAGTTATATCAGTCGATATATTGTCAATCTGACCATCGGCAACAGTTGCTACAATCGATCCGTCTGTTTTATTAATTTGATATGCCATCTAGTCTCTCTACCTTAAGTTGTTGTAAATTTCGGTGGTCCCGATCTAATTATATAATTTACTGTTAAGAACGGATTCATAACACCAATTGGTTGACTAAATGCAACCGTACCGTCAACATCAATACCACCTGTATTTGGTTGATACACTGCGCCGTTTGATATAGATGGTCCAAGTCCAAAGTCAGCATCTCCAACCGCTGCTCCACCAACTGCAACTGATGCATATTGAATACGGTCTTTAACAAATGTGTGTTCGTGTTCTGGAAGATTGTTCTTATCTAGTGTTACAGTACTCTGTCCACTAGTACTACCAAGTGTTTGTGCCGCAACACCTTCTACTCTAGCAGTATCAGGTTCGCCGCCACCGTTATCAACAAATCCACCTGTGCCGTTAGGTACATCAATATTATTATCCATATTGTGTTTACCTAAACCAAAGCGTCCTCTAAAGTCTGGAAGTCTATATGTTCCTGCACCATTAAGTGATGATACACCGTTGTATCTTGTTCCGATAACATCAAATAAATCCGGAAACTTAGCTCTTTCAACTTCGCCGCCGTCACATAACAAATAACCGTATGGTACATTGTTTCCTGCAAATGGCATAATTGATCCTATTGGAACACCTAAGTCGCCAATAAATGTATTTCTACTTTGTCTTAAAAGACCTGTACTTGCACCTGTGTCTGAAACTGCTCTAAAAACTAATATTTCGTCACGTATTTCTGATACGTTAGGAGTAGGAGTATCCTTACCTTGAATAATATTTGATGTTAGTTCAGTTGTAAAAATTTTATTTGTTGCGCCAACTTGTCCATCAAACTGAATTGTATCTGAAATAACGTCTCCAGCAAGTTGGAAACTTGTAACATTTTTTAAGTTAGTTGCTGTGTTAGCATTACCTGTAATGTTACCGTTAATAGTTCCTTCAATTTCGTCTGCAATAACTTTCTTAGCATAAACGTTACTCCAACGTTTTGTTAAACTACCTAAGATATGTGTATCTGTTGTAGATGGTTCAATGTTTTTAGTAAACGTATTTCCTACAACACTTAAAGCATTACCAACAAGTAGGTTCTTACCTACAGCAATACCACCTGCTGTAACAATTGCACCTGTCTCTAAGTTAATTGTTTCTTGGTCGTTAGTGACACTAATTGTACCTGTAATTTGTGCATTACCGTCAACGTCTAATTCTTGATCTGGTGAAGCAACGTTAATACCTACTTTGTTATCAGCAACACGTAAAATTGTTGTTGGTACACCGTTTCTGTTTGTTTGTAAATCTACTGAACTTCCTGAAGCACTGTTATAAATCTTAGCAGCAGTAGCAGAAGTATTAATATTAAAGTTACCATCAATACCAATTGTTAAACCACTGTTGTTTCTAACGTTGATTCCAAAGTCTGTTGTATTAACTTGATCTGATCTTAAAAATTTACCTGCGGCAATTTCTAATCCACCAATGTTAAGTGCATCAGCATTTGCTGCTGTACCTACTAATCTTGGAAGGTTACCGCCTAAGAAAATACTTGCAAATTCACTTGCTTCTTGATCATTGGCTGGTGTACTAATATTGATACCTGATTTAATTTCATCAAAGCCCGCAATACTAATTTTAGGAGTAAATGAATCTTTACTAATAATAACGACTGGTTTGTCGCCAATGTATAATATTAATATACTTCTGTCAGCGTTTGTACTATCAGAAATTGTTTCAACTGCTGGTCCATAACGTAGTCCGTCAATTGAACTTTCTTGTGGTCCTACAAGTAGCCATCTTGTACCTGTATAAATTCTTAACTGCTGGTTAGTTGTGTCAACCCAAAGTTCACCTACTTTAGATGTTTCTACACTAGGTGCAACTGGTGACTTTTGAATGTTTGATGCTGCTTTCCAGTTTGTGTTATCCCATAACTGTAAAACACCGTTAGTTGTATCATACCACAGTTGTCCTTCAGTTGGATTAACTGGTTGGTTAGCACTTGCAAAGTTTTCTAATAAGTTTAGAAAGTTCTCTGCAATAATTTGTCCGTAGCCTGTTACATTACGTCCTGGAAAAGTTAAACTTGTGTCTTGACTTGATGTATTATCAAATACTGTAATTGGAGTTTTATTTTCGCTATCTGTAAAATTTACAATATATGGCATCTATTAAACCTCCGTAAAGCCAGTTAAACTCTGTACTCTAATTGTATAATCAATTTGTAGTAGTCTGTTTAATGACTTTTGAATAGGGTGGAATACAACGTGTGTAAGTAACTTGCCTGTTCCTGCTGGGTTATACCATTTCAGTCCTAGCTCATCAAATACAAAATCGCCGTCCATATCAACACTGTTATCAAATGCTTGTTGCTCGTCTGGCTCACCATAGTCTAATAAACAACTTACAATAATGTCACTATAAGTAGCACCACTAATATGTCTAACTTCCATTTTGTTTCTTACTGGATCGCTGTTTGCAATTGCATTCTGATCAACAGTTTTTACAAATGTTTGGTTGTATAGACTTGAATTTGTGCCAACGGTGTTAGGTGTTAAGTATGTAATCAATCCAGTTGGATCAACTGTAGTACCACCACTACCAAAAGCCATTTCATAAATCGTTCCTTGCCCTTGGTTAGATAACGCATTAACCATAGCAATACTCATATTTTCGTAATGGATCGCATTCCTTTTATCTTCAAAAACTTCGCCAGTTTCTGGATCAAAAATCTTAATGTGACCTTCGAAATTAAACCCTCCTACTTCATTAGGGTTTTTAGGGTCTTTAGTATTTTCCGTTTGTTTTGGCATATCAGTCTCTTCGTGTTTCATAGTGTATTTATTCAGGTAATCTCGTACTCTTCTCTGCAATGAATACACTAATTGGTGTAGTGTTTTCAAGCAGTGTAACGCCTGTAGTAGCGGTTGTTTCGCCCCTATCGTACCAAGTATTACCTATCCTTTTTATAATGCTAATCCTTGTTCCTGCTGGCAAAGGATTCGTTATACGTATGTACTTAGTTGATCCGTCAACCGCAAACTCCGCTTCAAGAGTTTTATCTGCTAAAGGACTGTAAGAACCAAGCGTTTCATCGTATATTTTCAGGCTAGTTTTACGTAAACGTGTGCCGCCGGCAAACACTTCTAAACTATCACATCTACCAAAGTCGCTTGGAATAGTACCTGCATACCAGTTACTGTCAAGTTGTTTACTAGGAGTAAAGTCTAGTGGACCAATTAAGTTTGAACTGCCATCGCTGACAAAATCGTATCTTACTTGCTCGTCTGCATATGAAATAATATTGTTTGTACCAGCATCAATTACAAGTGAATCTTTACTGTGTACATCTGCAATACCTGTACCATAAGCACCTCTACGTAGTTGTTTCAGTACATTACCATCTTTAACCAAATATTCAATTCTTTCGTTGTTAATGATGACAATGCCTGGAATATTTTTGCTTACAATAGGATCTGATAATCCTGAAGCATCTGTTACTGTTATAGTTTTGTCATAGTATTGTAAATCTTTTGTAAGAATTACATCTGCATCAGCAGCGTATCTACTATAACGTGTAATGTTTAACATATCTTTATTGATTTCATATGCACTTGGCAATTTGTAAGTCTTATTACCAAATGCAACAATCGAAACAATGTCAGCATCTGTTGTATTATTTTTTATATACAAACTTTGTCTGTCAATATCAATAGTATAATCTATATCACGCTTCAGTCTAGTTCCATTTAGATATACCCATACATAACTAATATTCACAGGTTTAAATGGCAGTCTGTACTTAATCTTTCCGCCTGTATAATCATCGCTTACAACTGACATTGAAGGATATTCACCAAACCAAGTAACGTTAATTGAATCGCCTGTTGTTAATGCTACACTATCTTTTATTCTTATATTATTATTGTCTAAGAAGTATTCTGCTCTTAGATCATTTTCAATTTTTATTGTATCGCCAACATTAAGTGCTGAAACATAAGTTAATTCTTTTTGTGTAGAACTGTAAACCCAGTCATCAATATAATTTGCCTGCACACCATTAATATAAACTTTGACGTTCTGTGGTAGAACTGAACCTGCTGATTCAATAGGATCTGAACCAACTGTAAATTTGTTAGTAATTCCGTCGTACACATAATATACAGTATCAACACCACGCAATTTACTATTATTCAATTCTACAATAGTACTTGCTGCTGAACTTTCTCTGGTTAATTGCACAAAATTATCTAAGTCATAACTTCTTGTGCTACCATCGTGTATAATTTGTTGTTGGTTAACTCTAACAACACTTGAAAGTGTGCTATCTAAATCAGTTGAAGCGCCTAGTACAACAATTTTAATTACATCATTTTTATTTGGTACTGTACCAAACTGCACAAGTGTTTTATCTGTAGTGTCAACAACATCTGTGCTTTCAATAAATCCTGCATCAAACTGTTCGCCATTTACAGTAACATAAACAATTGCAGTTCTATCAAAGTCTGCTTGTGTTAAGAATAAACCAGTTTCGCCGTCTGCAATAAACTGTTGATAATCTAAAATCTCTACGCCGCCAATACCAAATGATAGTATTTCAATTGGTGCATCCACTACTGGCGCACTTACAAATTCTACAGTGTTGTTAGCAATATTAATTGCATAATCACCTAAGTTTTGTTTTACACCATCTACATAAACAATTACACTAGATCTTTCTAGTACGTTTTGTCCAATCTCATAAAGCACTGTGGAACCATCACTAATAGCAATTTTACTGTTTAGTGTTGCTGCTCCACTTCCTGTTTCTTGGAATACTTTAATACTTAAACTGTCAAGTACTTGTCCTGGAATGTTTTCCTCTGGTGCTGGTACGTTATCCGGAGTAGTAAATGCACTTCCGTCTATAGTAATTTCTTCTGATGTAATTCCTGTAGCAGTAGCATATGCTCCGCCGCCGTATGGTGCTGGAATGTATGATAGTGATCCGCCTGATATGTTTGTATCAACAAGGTTTGGATCATTAATAGTTACAGAACCATCTGAAGTTGATGGGCGGAATATTAATATATCACCATCATTAGTTTGTACATATTCGCCTATTTCAATAACTTTAGTACTACCATCACCTACAAATGTTGGCATTTGAGCGTGAGGATTAATAACACTAGAACTATCCCATTCATCGTTATAATTAGGATCGTCAATTCTGTGTGTTGGCGGTTCAGCAACTTCTTCTGAATACTGTAAGTTATCAATTGTTGGTAAACGTTCAACACCTGCACGCTTTAAGTAAATGTTAATAATTTGTCCGTCTGTAGGAGCATATGGTAATGTTATAAAGCCTGTACTACCATCACATACTACATAGTGATCTGCTGCTGCTTCAACACTATCCCAACTATCTGTAAACCACGGTAAAGCGTCCCAGCCACCTGTAACATCAAACGTTGTACCTTGTACAAGTACACCGCCAAAGTCCATACCTGTCATTAACTGATGCAGTTCTTTGCCTGGCATACCTACACCCGGATTGTAATATTTTGTAATTCTGTTTACACTATCAAGTATCTCGTCATTCTTAGCATATGTAATTTTAATAATGCTTCCTGCTGCAGGATTTGTATTGAATATAATTCTGCAACGTAATACATTTTCTAAATCATTTTTCTGTTTATACAATGATACAGTATATTCATCATCTAATACAACTTGTCCATCTAGTAATATATCAATATTGTTCTTGTTAATAGTTGCAGGGTATAATAATTCAAATACTGCGCTTGCGCCTGATGAAGTAAATGTTTGTGTAAAATCAAAGTTTGTAAATTTACCTTCTTTAGATAATCTATCAAACTTAACTGTAACATTGTTTGTTCTAATTTTACCGTTGCCTAAAATTGCAACTGCTTTTGCATCACTAATGTTGCTGCCGTTACCACCTACAACAGTTACAACTGGTGTTTGTGTATAACCACTACCTTGTTCATTAACAACAATACCGCTAACTTTGCCATTTGAAATGTAAGCGGTTGCTTTGGCACCTGATCCATTACCTGTAATAAGCACACTAGGAACACTTGTATAACCTGCGCCTGTATTGCTAAGTTCTATGCTTGTAATACCAAAGCCTTTATTATCACGCCACTGATTGTAAGGATACGTATTAATTAATTCGTTCTGTTCATCAACATTAATAATTTTACCTTCTGCTACACTATAAACTGGTGGCAAGTCAAAATCTGTTGTTGAAGTATAACTGTTTTCTAGTTGATCGTACTTACTAACAAACTCTTTAACTGTAGTTCTATAAGGTTTAATCTCATTAATATAATCTAAGTATGCAGTTAAACTGTCATTCTTGTATGTAGGAGTAGTTTTAAATGCTCCAACATTATGTATAGCATTAATGAAACTTGTTTTGAATGCCCAATCAACGTAAGTTTGTTCATTAAACAAATATCTAATACTTGTAAAGAATAGTTTATTCCATTCTACTGCAAAGTCGCCTACAAATATTTCTTCTTTAATTGCATTGAAGATATTTCTAAGTTCAATAGCAACTTCTTTGTCATATAACCCTGCATCAAAACTGTCTACAATATCAAAACCAATACCGCTTGTTTTTGTATTCCATAATGTATCTGAAAGTTCAATAGTACCTCGTTCTCTACCTACTAACACATAGTTAGAAAGTATTATACCATTAGGTTCGCCTGCTTGTCTTTCAAATACTGCCCAACCGCCAGCACCGTATTCGTTAATTCTTAACAAGTCGCCTTCTCTTAGAGACAGTGTTGGTTCTTGATACACACTTAAAATTTCTTTAACAACTCTAGATGTTTCGCCGTATCCTTCTTTCCACCAATCAATTTTTGACCAGTAGTTTGTAGTATCAAATGCTTGTGATCTACTTCTAAAGAATATCTGTCTTATATCATCCCAAGCGTAAACACTCCAATAATCATTTGCTGTGCTGTCGCTTTCAACAAGTACACTAAAGTTTCTTACTTTTGCAATAGCATATCCGTATTTTTTACCACTTGCTACAACTGTCACACTACTGAGTCTACCTTGTGAATCAATTGTAGTAGTTGCAATTGCGCCTGTGCCGTCACCTTCAAACTCAATGTTAGGTGCAACTTTGTATCCGTACCCAGGTTCAATAATTGTTATGCTATTAATTTCACTATCAATAATATTAACTGATAATTCTGCTTTTTTAACTCTAATTGTACCTACTGTTTCTAGATCATCATAAAATGCAACTTTAGTATCATACAATTTTAACAAATCACTAGGTGCTGGGTCAACACTATCTAATCTGTTGTAAGAAATAGTATCTGCAAATGCATTTGTTTTAAGAATTGTATTAATGTTACCTATTAATATTTGTAAAATTTTTCTTTTGTTTACAAACATACTTTGTCTTGGACGGAAACTAATACCATATCTTTGTTTAGCCGGCAACGCAGTGTCTGGTACTCTGTTACCAATGACGTCATATCCAATTAAACTGTCTAGCCATTTAGTTTCTAACTTATCTGTAGGTAAACTTTCCTCAACACCTTCTGTTAATAGTTGGTATTCGTTATGTACAGCATTTTTTCTATCTTTATCTGCATAATATTCAATATTTAAAATGCTTTGATCTGCATTTACAATGCTTTTAAGATTATAGAACAAGAATTTGTTTTTATCTATGAGTGCAATAATTGCATTTCCTACTGTTCCTGGTGATGCAATTAAACTAGATACTGTGGAAGCACTAATTGTTCTACCTAACACGTCTTTAGGTGTAGTAGTTTTGTTTCTTACCCAATATCCATAACGTGTTTCTGTTGCTGCGCCTGTATTTGTGTTAAGCACAGTCTTGACTGCCATTACTGTATCATCCGGATATAGTGGCTGTCCTGATACATTAAGGTTAAGGCCTTCTGTAGTATCTGCAATTAATGACCATTCACTCGGTAGTAACTTAGATTCTACCCATTCGTAAATATCAATTGAACTTCCTACTGCTTGTGCGCCCCAATTAGATGTTCTATATGAAATATCACCTTGCTCATAATCAATCCATTTAGCATTAGCAATGTTCCACCATAGTTTACCAATATTCTTACCGTTGTTCCAAGCAATCTGCTCATCAACAGTTACACTTTCAGTTCCGATAGTATAAACTGCTGGATCAAATGGTACTTTATAAGTAAGTTCTCTTTCAGCGCGGTTTAGTATTTTTAATTTTGCAGGATCAAAAAACTCTAAATCCTGTATTTTTACATCATCATCTTTTTTATAAAGTGCAATACGTTTTATTTGTTCGAGATCAGTATGCTGAGGTTGCGATGCAATAACTGTAAGCGGACTTACACCATCTGGTTTCTTAAACATTCTTACCATACCAACTTTAGTACCTGTAAACACAATGTTATTATCTTCACTTATTGGTTCAATAAAGTCTGGTGATCCTACTACAACTACATTTTCTTCACAACTTATAGATGTACCAAATGATTCGTTCAATGATAAATCAGCATCAAGTTTTTCTGTAAGATAGTAACTGTGTTCTTTCTTTTCAAACACATAAACACTACCTGTAAATCCGTCAAAGTTTTTAAATGTAGTACGTTTCTCATCAAATGATGATTCTGAATTATCAAAAATTGTAGATTGTACATACGGACTATTGTTTGCGCCGATTGCAATTACACTAGTGTTAGGACTAATACATATAGATTGTCCAAAGAATTCATTTGGAAACTTTTCATAACTTTCAAGTTTCTGTACAATACGATACTCAAACACACTAGAATCATTTTTGTATTCAAAAATGTATGCACTACCTTGATTCTGATAGTTAATATCTGCTTGAGGACTACTTACAACAATGTTATTACCTGAATAATCAACTGCAACAGCATAACCAAACTTATCGCCTGCTGCCATTACATCCGGGTGTCCTTGATCCAGATCGTTATAATCATTAAGATTATTAGCAGCAACCGTTTGTGATAACACATAGTTGCCTGCGGTATTTTTTCTGTAAACAAACATTTTACCTGTAATGCTTGCAGAACTATCACCTGCATCTACCCAGGGATAACCGTTACTTGGATCTTCGTTATAACTTCTTATGGTACTGTCTTGCGGTACTTGAGATGGGCCAATGTTAGATAGTCTGTGAAATGCATTTTGATATTTTACAACATCACCTTGAATGTATTCATAATCTGGTCTCCACACACCTTTGTAGTTGGGGAAGAACTGATTATCAGCGTCGGGTGCGCCGACAACTAATACATTACCATCATAACTCATTGACAATGACTGGCCGAATCTTGTGCCATTCATTACTAGTTCACTAACTTGTCCGTCGGTTAGCAATCCAGTAAATAAACTAGAACCATCATCTTCTAATGCAATTGACTGCGGCAGCGATGCTTGAGTGGCAACTGCATCAAGTTTGGCCCACTCATTTGAGTCTATACTAATTGTACTGCCATCCCCATAGGTATCATACTGCGCTTGCCAAAACTCTCCATTGTATGTTACAACTGAACCCGACGGATAAAAATAGTTGGATTGCATTCTAACACTTTCAGTAGGAGGTGTATGATTTTTTGAAACTCTATAAGTTCCGACTCCACCCTTTTCGGTATGGACAGTTCCATCATCTGAAACAGGCCAATCGAGCTGTTCCAGAATATATGTTCCGTCTAATACGCCTTCGCCAGTAACACTGGCTCCGGATTTTAATTTTCCTGCGAGAGCTGTACTATCACCTGTAGATGCTACAGTTAATACGTCATCTGTAATTGTACCTTCGTAAAAAATCTCGCCTGGATTATATTCACCGACATAATTTGTGTTTTGAATAGTTTCCCAACCTGTTGCTTCAGTGTAATGGTATAACCATACCCTACCTTTAGTGTGTAAAGATCCTGGAGCACTTACTGCCATACCGTAACCGGTAGCAGTTTTACTCATCGCTATTGCGTGTCCAAATTCTTCAAACGCATCTAAACGTGGGCTGAGCAACGTTGTTCTATAATTCCATTGATTCAGTGTCCATTCGTATAATGTAACACTACCCATTTGTGTTTCACCGTCATTGGAGCCAAATGCAACCGCTTCTATTGATTTAACTTCTTCCCAATCTTGTGAGTAAATGTTGATACTGCTTCCGTCTGGTGCAATATCGACTTTTGATTTATATAATCTTCCTGCAAATAGTACAATTTGATTTGTACCGTAACTTACATAAGGATTATATTCGCCTCTATAATTGCTACTAATTCCTGTTGCTTTAGGCGAGCCAACTGCTAACCATTTGCTGTCAGGACTGATAGCAATTTCTAAACCAAACGAATTGATGTTACCATCAATAAATGCATCTGGTGGCTGTAAAATTTGTTTAATTGACAGTCCTTGTGTTGTTTCTAAGTATACCATAACACGAGGTGCTGCTGTTGCACTTGCAATTACTTGTTTAAGTGTAGGATTATAAACAACTTTCTCTCCAACCCTAACAGGTTCTGATAACCCGTAGTTAGTAATTTGTTTATCTGTATAAACTTTATTTTTTTCTACTACTTCCCACTTCAACTCTCCATTATGATCAATCCATAATTTAGATTTATTTTGAAGCAGTGCAATTTCTTCTTCGCCTATATCATTAAAATCATTGTACCTAACATCTGAAAAGTATATAGGATATATTGCTGAAGTTGTATTAAAAGTTTTATTAGGTGCTTTCTGTGGCAGTTCGTATGTAATTGTATTGTTAGTAACTGCTGTAATTTGATAAAATCCTGAGATATCATCAAGATTCTTAATACCAATAAATTCGTCAACAGCGAATGTGTGACGCTTACCAAAGTCAATAGTTATTGTTGTTGCTGCTTGAATTACTGAAATAATAGGTAATTCAAATGCTACATTAATACGTTTAACAGTCCAACTAGGACCACTAAATGTAATCCATATATGCTCATTGTTACTAACTGTATTAACGTTTAATTCAGAACTAATATCTGAAAAATGTTTAATTACATATTCTGTTTGTCCTAGTTTAACATACCCTGCTGTTTGTGTAGGCTTTACAGTATCTGATACAGGATTAATATTATCTGTATAAGGAATAGGAGCATAATCAAAGTTGCTTTGATTTACTCTATAATACCTATCTAAGAAGTCTCCTGTTTCTGGTGTTATTACAACAGGCTGAGGATTAATTCTAAACTTATCTGTGTCTAAAGATAATTCAACATTGTAAGACTGTGCTTCGCCGCCAAGTGTTCCAACTTTAAATGCCCATTGCTCGTCTAACTGTACACCATTACTATTATTTGTTGCTTTATTGAAAACTTTTGTAATAGGATTTTTACTTCCTTTTTCTCTAATAAAGCCTTGGTACAATTGAAACTGTGTAACTGGATCTTCAGCAATTGATTCTAAATATGTTCTTGTTTGATATCCTACAGTGTGTCTAGCAAGATCTCGTTGGCTTTTGCCTAGTCCTTCGCTATCTACTTCAAAGTAATCTTCAATTTGATTAATTCTATAATCAAAGTTAGGTATTAATTGCTTCTGTGGATCACTATCAAGCACTGTCCAGTTATTAGGTACAAATTCTTGTTCACTAGTATGTGAAATTAAACTTGTATAGTTTACTGATCTATATTGTACAATGTCACCTAGTTTATAATTTCTAAATGGTTGCCACGCAACAATATTAACATTGTCAAATATAAATCCTGGCGATGTATAATCACCGTCCCAGTCAACTGTTCTAAAGCCTTGTGATCTAATTCTTTCTTGTCTATATCCGCTTGGCTTGTCAAATATAACATCATTGAACACTGTTTTGTCGTCAAAGATTGTAACGTGTTCTTTAAGAACAAGATTTACTTTTAAGTAGTATAATCCATCTTCAGTGCCAGAAGTTGTAATTGTAAATTCTTGGAACTGTCTGTTAACATTAATATTCTTAACGTCTAACGGAACACCATCGCTTCCTAATACATTATATTCGTAGAAGCCGTCTAGTAGATTATCTGCAACGCCAACTGGCACAGTAATTGTAAGTTTTTGTGCGCCTGGACTTACAGTTAGTAATGATCCTTGAGACCAGTTGTGCTGTGTCCAGAACATAAATTCTTTTAATGCAGTTGCCCAGTCTTGAACTGATTGTGTTGTACCGTCATAATTATCAAACACAAACCCTGCTGCTTTTAGATATTCTTGGTGTCCAATAATAAAGTCTGCAACTGATTGTATTGTAGTAAATTGCTCACCATACGATAATCTTTTAATTGCTGTTGTGTTAAAGTTTCTACGTCTTTGTGCTGTAGTTGCTCCTGTTATAGGAAGTGCAGGTAATTTAGTCCAAAACAATTCATCAAACTTATCTTCTGCTGTATGAGTTTCTTTTGCTCTGTAATATACACCTCTGTTTTCAACAATGCTACCATTAGGATATAACTTGCTAGGTTCCCATAAAGTAAATGCTTCACTCAACCCGCCTATACTAATTACAGGATCTTTCTGGTTAGGAACAACTTGGTAATATTCAAAATAAGGTTTTACATCATCGTAACCTGATACTGTCCAACCGTTTGCAGTTTTTTCAAAAATCATACCACTGTATGTTAATGTTGCAATTGGAGAACTTACATCAAATATAATGTTAAAGTTTTCATTTGGTATTAGCGCATTACTTGATGTCGACTTAGGATTTTTACTATCTACTGAATATCGCTGTTGATCTTGATCAACAAAGCCGCTAAGTCTTGAAGAAAGTCTTACATTAATGTGTGTAATATCTTCTTGTACATCTGCTACATCAAGTCCTCTACTTTTAACATAGCAACTAATATAGTTTGCAAGACCGCTAGTTTGTTGTCCACCAGCAACAGGTAATTGTAAGTCTGCTGGTGTAATAAATGTTTCTGTTGTTTTATCTACAATTTGATTTGACAGATTACGCTTTGTTTGTGCTCTATCAAAGTTGCTTGTAATAAATTCAAACGGTTTAAGTAAACACATTGCCATTGCAATCGCAAACGGAAATTCTGAACTAGAACGCCAAGCATATTCTACAGGTCCTATGTCACCAATTTTAAAACTTCCTGCGTTGTTAAACAACACAAAGTTTTGTGCTAATCCGCTTGTTAACGGATCAACAAGGTTTCCGTCAGCATCCGATGGAATATGTGATATAATTGTTGTCCTAGCATAGCGTGGATATATTCCTGCTTTGTCACCTTGAACAATTTTACCATCTCTAATATCTTCCCATAGCAGTAAGTTACCATTTGTATATGGTGCTTCACCATACTCACTATCCCACCAAGTTGGCTTTTCAGTAAATCCTAAACATTCCCAAGGATGAGAATGAGGGCGGTCAGTGTCGTAATAATATTTGTATACACCTCTCCACCAACCTGGTAAGTCTTCTTTACCATCTGGACTTGCCATTTGATTGTAAGTGTATGTAAATGGAGTTTCACTATCAAAGAAAGTGTTTAATGTGTATCCTAGATTTGTATCTGCTACCCACTTTAAAAATTCTTGGTTAACAATATCATCTATGTTAGATTTTGTAAAGTCTGTTCTATAATAGTAACTTCCGATAACGCTATCGATATCAAAAACTTTTTCATCATAGTTATTTTTTATATTGTTATAAATTCTATATTCAAGTTCAAGGATAAGATCATCTCGGAAGTCTCCGTATGCTTGTGTGATGCTTCCGTCGTGTCCTTGGATTACTTCTCTTGGCTCTAAGTAAGTATCGTCTAAAAACTTTTTAGGTGTATATTTTTTGTATATTCCTAATGAAGTTGGTGTAGGTGGTATGTAACTAAATGATGTTGATACATATTCTCTAATTTGTATTTGATCGCCACGCACTAATGCTTTGCTAATTCTAACAAATGCGAATGCCGAGTCAACTGTATATTCGCTGTTTAGTAATAACTGTCTGTTGTTAATATAAACGTATACTGCTTTTCTATTAAGTGCATTAATATCAAATGCTGTAGATAATGCAAATGTAGTAATACCTACATCATCAACTTCGTAATCAATACTTGTAAACGCACCAGAACCAATTACATCTGTGTCAGCAAAAGGACTTGCTACACTTTTAGTTCTAGTTAATTCGTCGATAATGTTATCTACAAAGTCTGCTGGTACGTCTTCAAAATCTATTTCGCTTGCTTTCTTAATAAAGTTATCTTTAAAAACACTATATGCTTTTTTAGAATATTGAATTGATTTAATTAAGTTATAATTTTTATCATTAAGCAATGTAACTGCTGCTGCTGCAACACCACTGTGTTTTAAAAATCTTTTTGTAAACTTTTGAAATCCTGACAAATCTCTTAGATTTGAAACTCCAGGTATTACACCTTCAAACTCGTCATTAAATTCTAATGAAGTTGTTAAATGATCAGTTGCTTGTCCGAGTGTGAATTCCTTAACCTGTGTGTTAAGTGGATTCTTTTCTAGTCCTGCAGGAAATTCATAGTATCCTGTTACAGGAACTACATCATCAATAATTTTAATTGTTACAATATCGCCTGCTGCAAACTTAGTTTCAAAGGTAAACGTTGCACCAGTTCTTGTAAACGTATCATTAAATTTAAGTCCATTTTTATAAAAAACAACTTTTAATTTATCTGTTACTATGCCCCAGTCAATAGTGTTTGACCAGTCAAGTATTGAAACATCGTCTTCTGTAATCTTGACTGTGTTAACAATTGGCTGTAAGTAAGCATCATCAGTTTTTGTCCAACCATTGTCATACGCACCTTCAATCTTAAGATAACCTTTGTTAATTGGTACTGTAACTGTAGACTGTAATTGTGTGTATTGGAATGAATCTTTGTCTAGGTTAAAATCAAATGTAATATCGCCAACATTATTAATGTTTTGATATTTAATTTTAAATCCTAGTTCAGTATCTGTTCTACCAGTTCCTTGAGCGTAACTTAAAATTGGAGTACCTGTGAATGAAGTTACTGGATAAACTGTAGCATCACCAAAACTATAACCTTGTTCGTCATAAAGATCAAACAGCGGATATTGGTTTACAGAAGTTTTAGGTTGACTTGCTACCCATTTGTATCCATTATAATGAAACATTTTGCCAGCGTTAACGCTACCACGTCTTACAAGCACACATTCATTTTCAACACTATTTGTATCTAATGTTTCTTTTAGAGTAAGTTGTTTACGTCCGTTGTGTACAATAAACTTTACTTCGTAAATTTTGTTATTTGCTAAATTATCTGTATCAGAAGTTACAAGTACTCTTGCACCTTCGAATAAAAACTCTCCGTCTACACTGTAACCTGTACTACCTTCAATCTTAGAAAAGATATCAGTTGTAAAGTCATCAATGTAGTCAACAGTTGCTTTACTTACACCACCGTGATTAAACAATTGAATGTTAGGATGGAATTCAATAATAGGACGTTTTGCTCTAGTCTCTTCTGTTGCTTCGAAGTCTACACCTCTTTGAGTGTGTGCATATTCTAAAACACTTCTATGGAACCATCTATTGTATCTACTCCAAGGATTTAAATCTCTACTTGTACGGTTAATTGTAATGTAGTCTTTACTACCAGGAAACTGTGTAGCATCATCGTATGGTTGACTATCAAATCCTTCATTATCAAAAAGTATCTCAGGAACATTACTAGTTACTGGTGGCGCAATAAGATCTGTAAATGCTGTAAGTGAAATTTCTTTACCAACACCTTCAACCAACCAAGTACCTGTTGCATATTTTTCTTGAGCAACTTGTCCTCTGAATTCAATTACAAGGCCATTTGATAGTTGCACACCGTTAGAACTTACATAATCTTTTTTACCTACAATTTCTAACTCTGGATCAATGAATGTTGCATCTTCGATGTTGCCAATAATGAATTGTCCAAGTCTGTTAGGATCAGTATCACTTTGGTAATACAAAATATCAGGGGCATCTTGTGGAACCTTAAATTCAATAACACCTCGTTTAGCACCATTGTTAACAATGCCGCCACCGTATGTTAGTGAGTCAAGCACTGCATTATTATCTACTAATTCCCAATCTTGGGAATCAACTGAAATAGTACTTCCGTCTGCTGGCGATACATCAACTTTAGCACGCCATAACTTATCATCAAAAATTGCATAGTCACCTACAAAGTAAGTGATTTGCGGATTGTAAATTAAACTACCTGTGTCATAATTTGTTCTAATAACAAATCCTTCTGTAGGACTGTTTACTTCAAATCTATATGTTTGACCTCTGTACAAAACAACGTTAGGATTGTTTGTTGCACCGTCTGGTGTGAATATCCAACTGCTACCAACACTTGTTGTTACTTTGTATGTAGAAGTAACTGCACTGCTTTGTCCATATACTGGAACTGACGGTGGTCCTTGTGGTGCCCAAAAATACTCTCTGTAGTTTGTAAATTTATCCCAGTCAATTGCAGGGTTCCAACTATAATGTTCTTGCTTGTTGATAATATCATCACGCTCATTATAGTTGCCAAAGAAATTAAGTATATTTTTTAAATCAATATAATCGTGAAAGTTTTCTACCTTACGATCTTTTTCAATTGTAACACCAGGTTCTAGTTGATATCTACTGCGTAGAGTATCATCATCATCGAGATAAATGTCTTTACTGTTATATGTTTTACCATATCTACGACCAATGTAACCAACTAGTTTGTCAGTTGCACCCGGTTGTATTAACGGGTCAAATACTCCTGCTAAAAATTTATCATTAGCCTCAGTTTTAAAGATATCAGGTAAAAACTCGGAAGTTTTTCTGATTGGAATATTACTGTTAGGAAAAACTTTTTTATCTGCCATTATGCATCATCCACTACTGTTCCGCTTCCTGCACGAATTTCAGCAGCAGTGATAGAAGATACAATTTCTATATCATCGACAGATGCTCCGCTTACAAAAATTTCATCAGGCTTACTTTGAATCTCGAATAAACTACCAAACACTTGTGTTGGGTCTCTTGGTAAAATTACAAAGTTTGTAACATCCGGTGAAACTGAATTAATAACATATGCTGTTAATTCACTTAGATAAAATCTATCTCCGAAGTCCCAGTTGTTAATACTAAAAAATGTATTCATAGCATTTACAATTCTTACTTTTAAATTGTTATCGTTAATTGTTTTGTTAGGATTCTTAACTACTTTAAATTGTGCTTGTACTTTTTGCTCTGCTATAGTACCAAACAACACTTTGTATTTTACAGGATGATAAATTATTTCATCACTAATTGCTTTGATTTGATTCAATCCGCCGCCGAATGCAATTCTTAAATCCTCTGTTGTTGGTTCATCTGGTTTTGTACCAACACCTGCAAGATAGTTTCTAAATGAAGTATCGTACGCTCTTGTTAAGATAAAGATATCAACAATATTTGTTACGCTAGGATCAATTCTTCTGTCTGTGCTTGCAGCGTGAGTGTATTGAAACTTAAGGTCTCTTCTACCAATTTCTGCTTTGTAAGAAGTTTCAAGAGTAAATGTATTTGTTGTTTTGTTAACACTTTTTACTCTGTCTTCGTTAGCATCATAAAAATAAATTAACTGTCCGTCTACGTAATCATTTATATTGACTTGTGATTCTCTTTGTGCTATTAAAATAGTGTCGTTACTGTTATCAATAAGATTAAAAATATTAGTTCCGTATGAATCAGTTTCTTGCTTAAAGAATAAGAAGTTTAGATCTAAATCAGTACCAACAATATTTTCAAATGATTGCGGATCGTCAACAACACCGTCGCTATCTTTATCGCTAAACGCTAGTTTAATTTCTTGACTTGATTCGTATCCGTCATCAAACTGTATAGTATCTGATACTTCAAACGTATAATCTTGTACTAATGAACCTATTCCAGTATTAGTTTTATTAATACCTAATACTTTAATAGCATCTTTTTCAAGTTTACCTGTAATATTGTTATATGCTTTATCATTTTTATCAAAGTAAAATCTATTCTGTGCAATACTACCAAATACATAATCAAGTTTTCTTACTCTAACATTATACTGATCGTTATCTTTTACAAATGCAATGATCCAAGATGCATCAACATTTTCACTTGTAACATCGCCTGCTTTACCTAAACTAAATGCAGTGGTTAAATCTAAGTTTTCTGCTTGAATAATTTTCCACTGTGCTGCATTAATATCATAACGCAATCCAAAATTAAGATTAGCAAATGCAATGTTTGTCATTTGTGTTTCAATAGCATCACTAATATCTGTAACAAACTTAGGAACAATCCTAGTTGCAATTGCGCCAGATGGAATATTATCTGTAAATGTTATAGGACCTAACCCTGTGGAAAGCACTCCACGTCCTGCATTTGTTCCGTCACCTACAACACTTTGTACTTTGGTCCAAAGGTATGATGTTTGCTCGCTGTCATTGTCATTTATATCTACAACAACACCTTTCTTAAATGCTTTACCGTCTGGTGCTGTAAATTTGATACTTGCACCTGCTAATACAAATTTCAAGTTGTTAGTAGCATATGTTCCTACTTTAAGTAAACTTAAATCAATGTTGTTAACAAAGTAACCTGTACCAATATTAGTATCGTTTGTTATACTGTTCCATTCAATTGTAGTTTCTGAAAAAAGTATTTTTTCAAATCTTGTAATATAAAAGTTATAAACATCTGTGTTAGAAAAGATTTTTTCAACACGGTTTTTAATAAAGTTAATAATATCAGTTCTACTTGTAAATTTAAAACTTAATGTGTTTTCTGATTCTTGTTTATAAACATATCCATCGTCGCCAAATACATTTAACGATCCGTACTTTCCGCTTGCATCAATAATATCAATGTTACGTGAAATACCACTTGATGTTCTGTTTACACTTTTTACTTTTAAAATATTTTGTGATGTTGATAGTGGAGCAAGATTATAATCTTCTCCTGTAATCATTCTGTTTTGTGTATAGTATTGTGCAGGTGCATTTTGTCTAATGCTGTCAATATCTTCAGACGGTGTAGCACTACTTACAGTCTGTTGTAATGCAAGTCCTATTGTAATGCTGTGTCTTTGTCCTGCTTTGTTTAAGTAAGGAACTGTAATGTTAATTCCTCTTAGTTCATTAGGACTAATGCTGTAACTTAAACCATTACTAACTCTATAGTAAGTTCTAAAGTTACCTCGAGGTAAATTTCCGTATACTCCGTCAGCAAATACTAAATCAACTTTATCATTTTCTTTTGTGTTTACAGCATAGATATTTCTGCTGCCGCCTACAATACTATTATAAGCAATATTATTTCCTACAAGGTCTGATACCTGTAACCATTCAGCACCTTGGCCGCCATCAACATCTAATGAGTATAACCAAACATCATCATTGTTAATGTTCTGACTTTCAACTGCTACTTTTTCATTTGTAGTAGGTACATCAATACTAAAGTCTGCAAGTTCTAAACTACCTTGTTTAAACTGTAAGTAGAATCCTGTGTTTGCACTGCCTGGTCCTTGACCATCTTGGCGGTAAACAAAACCTAGTTGGTTACCTGGTGTTGGTGATTCTTCGTAAATTTCTTCTGCATCTTTAAATGTTGTACTAACCAGTTCAAATGCCATATTCCTTCCTGCAACAGATTTGCTAAAAGAGTAAATTGGAACATCTGCTGAAAAAGATCTAAATCTATACTGCTCTGTAGGAATGTTTTGAATGTTTGCAGTTCCTTGGCTTCGACCAAATTCTGTGTTGTCGCTCATTGCAGCATTTAGAATAAGGATAAATTGCTCTGCCCAGTTTGTATTAGTTGGATCATTCCAACGTACTGATTGCTGTGCAAGGTTACGTCCGTTACTATCCGTTAAATCTTCAGTAGTACTAACATTTACAAACTTCATTAATCCTGATGCTGGAATATTACGCTTTGCGTTGTACGAAAGCATTTTAGCAATACGTAAAACACTGTCTTTACGCTCTGCTAATTCAATAAAGTTTTCTCTACTTGCTAAGTCAAGTCTAAATGAAAGACTCTGTCCAAGGAATGCAACTGCATCAATTAGTGCAAGATATTCTGAACTTTCAATGTAATCATTAAAATCTTCTGGGTAATTTTCACGTAGGTATGTAATAATAACTCTACGCAAGTTTTCAAAGTCATAAGACTTGAAATCAGCGTTACGAAACGTCTGATATATACGAGTCCAGTCCTCGTTAAGTATTAAATTATTTTGTCTTGCTGTAGTACTCATTGCATCCTATTCCTTACTAATATTTAGCGTTAATCATTAACTGCTTACTTAATTGTTGACGTAGTCCTATCAAAATTAAAACTCATACTATCGCTTACGTTGAACGGAAGATATGTTACACTTGCTTCGATTCTCATACCCATTTCGGTGCTATCAATGGACACTTCATTAACTACAACTCTAGGATCGTAATTTACAATTGTTTCCACATCATCTGCTATTAGTTTTTTAGTTTCTTCAGTAAATGGTTCAAAAATCATATCCCAAATAATTGTTCCAAACTCAGGATTTTGTAACTTTTCACCTTTTTTAATATAAAAATGATTGATTAGATCTTGTTTTACTAGATCAATATCGTACAGTTTAAAGCCTTCCTTAGGTTTCTGACTGCTAAAACCTTTGTATGTAAAAGTTGAAGAAGTTTGATCACCGACGGACGCTTTGTTTACTGCTACTGTTTTTTTGTTGTATATGTTTGCCATTGTTTATTCCTCGCTCGGTCTTTCTCTATCTGTGTTAGAAGGTTGTAAGAAGTTAGGGGTTTGATTTTCGTGCAATGCCCAAGGTTCGTGCATTGGTATACGTTTCATAATACTATTAAAGGCACCTTGCTGATATTTTGTTGGGTTCCAGTTTGACACAGTATTAGTGAATATGTTATCGTGTGTAATTAAATCAGTAATTGATTGAGCTGGATCTGCAAGTGCTGCACTAGTTGCCGCTGGCCCGTTAAAGTGTATGTTAGGACTTGCTGACATTAAGATATCTGCGCCTGATGCAACTTCGGTATTTGCACCTGATGTTAGATAATTGTATCCGCCTGTGTTAATATCCCAATTGGCTTGTGTATCTGACCTATCACCTATTGTGTTAATGTCAGTAGTGCCGCCTACAGTATGTCTATGATTTCCTGCAACCTTAATATCTAAGTCACCGTTTGTAGAAACATCATCTTGATTTGTGTATTGACGTGTTTCAATTTTTCCGTTAGCACCTATTAAAATATTTGTGTTAAATGCACTTTCAATTTGTATTCTACCGCTTTCAATTTCGTCACCATCAACAATTTTAGAAATAGTTTTTGTGTCGCCTTCTGCTCTGCGGTGTAGGTCATCAGGTGAAACATATTCAGCAGTGGCTTTCATATTAATATTTCTACCTGCTTCGATGTTTACATCTCTATCTGCTCTTATGTTTAAATCATTTTCGCTGTGAACACTAATACTGTCAGCACCGTAAATATCAATCTTACCATTGCTGGTCATTTCAATCCAAGCAGTTCCGCCTGAATTTGTAAGATAAATTAGGTCCTCAGAATTATGTAGTAATAATTGATGTCCTGTACGTGTTCTAAGCCTTGTGTATTCGTTGTATGGAAGATCAGGTATGCCTTTTTCGCCTGCATTTACATCTGCATATTCTACAGGTCCTACGCCTGGTGATGTCTTACGCTGGAATCTATCATCGCCGTCATCCATAACAAACTGTGTACCACCAAGTCTACTGATAGGTACAGCAGTTCTTGATTGTGATTCTGCAGGGCCGATAGCCATACGCTTTGCATTAGTACCATAATCTAACGGACCAGGAGTTGAAATACCAAATACTGTGTTTGGTACTTGACGTCTAGCACTACTTACACTTGGTCCTCTTACGTCATCTTCAATTGTACCTTGTCTTAAAAATCTATCTGCGATTGGATGAACAGGTTTTTTAATTTTTTCAGCATCAATCTCTTTGTCTTTTTCTGCATTCAGAAGTTTATTAATTTCCCCTACAGGTAAGGGTTGACTTGTATTGTATCGTTTTTTATCTTCTTCTGATATATCAAGTTCTGTTGTTGCTCCAATTGCAGGCACCATATTATTAGAAAATGCAGGAGGCACACAAGCAAACCAATATCCTCTTCCAGGATCTCCGTCTGCAAATAGTACAAGTACAGTTACGCCTACGTCAGGTGGAATAGCCCACATACCGTATGACTTTTGGGTGTCATTAAAATCATTTTCATTGTAACCCATTCCTTCAAACGGAGTCATTCCAAAAAACGGCGAAGCATAATTTACAAGATATGTTTGGTTTTCTGAACCTAGTTCGTTACCGTGTGCTTTCAACAAAGTTACTTTTAATCTACCGTTAAATGTAGGATCCATTGTGCTAACAACTTTAGCAACATAAACACCAGAACCTAATCCAATGTTACGTGTTTGATCATATCTAGTTCGTTTATCGTATGCCATCTAACTTTCGTATACCCTTAATATATTTCCATCTTTGTCTGTTTCATCAACAAATGGTTTTGTTCTATCAATGTTAAAGTTAACCAATGTACCGTTACTCTGTCTTCGTCTTTCTGTAAGAGTAGGACCTTCCGGTTGTTTAGGTTTATCTTTAGGACCTGCAGGAAATTTTTTCTGCAATTCTTCTATACTGTTAAATCCAAATACATTTGCTAGTTTATCAGCAAGTGGAAGTTTTTGAGATACATTAGTTTTTGGTGGTTTCTCTGTGCCAATTTTAGTTGCAAGTGCATTGCTGCCTGCTTCTTCTTTTACTGCTTCGCCATCAAAGTCTTCTTCTTGGCCTTGCATTCTAACACAATGTAGTGTTTGTGTAAACAGGCCGCTCGCAAATTCGCTTTCAAGTTTAAACACTCTGTATATACCACTAAATGGACTTAGGGTAGTTGCTTTACTAAATGAGTAAAGTCCGTTAGGTTCATCTTGACCAGATACTCCTGATCCGTTTACATCAACAGGAGTTCTAAAATTAATTCTTATAAAAACATCATTACCTTCATAATTACAGGTTCCGTCTGCCATATACTGCGACCCTTTTTCTGCCTGTACAAAATAATTGCTTAGTCCGCTTTCTACAAGCCAAAATGTATCACCTAATATTTGTAATTCTACTTTGATTAAATCAGCACTTGCATTTTTAACAAGAGCATTATGAAAGTTTTCTGCAACTCGTTGTTCAACAGATTGTGTTCCTGGACCACCTTTTAAAACACTAAATGCATCAGGATCTTTTTTGAGTCTTGATTTTCCTAAATTAGCAACCTGTGCTTTTTTATCTGTACCTTCAGTTGCTGTTACATCTTTTGTACCATCATAAATTGTACCGGCGCTATCTTTGTTGGCATCACTTTGTGTGTTACCTTCAACTGTTGGATTAATACCTGTATAAAACAAGTTGTTAATTTTAATATCAAAGTCAATTACATCAGCATTTTGTCCTGAATAAATGTAATTGTATTCTTTAACAATTTGTTTTTTAAGTTCTTTTTGACCGGGTGGTTTAGCAGTAGCGTTACCGAACACACTAGCGTGGGCCAAGTACGGCACAACTCTGTATGTGTATTTTTTAGCGTAGTCGCCTACACTATCATCGTACCCTATAAATTCTACTTGTACATCAATTCTAAACCAATTAACATAACCTTCTGCGGTAAGTGGTAATTCCCCATTTACTGCTTTAGAACTGTGTCGGCTACTTAAAATAGTTTGTGTAATGATATCAGTAAGTTTCATTTTTTGAGAAAAGTTAAACACACGCTCTGTAGGATTGATTGTTAACTTACCTCTTTCAATTCTACCAGTCTCTTCGTTTATAACATCGTCTTCTTTTCTAAATGCAAAGTTACCGCCTTTTTGAGCAGTATAATCAAACCCACTGTCACCTATTAGATTTTTTCCTGCTTCAGTAGTAGTACCTGCTGATGGGCCGCCTCCTACTGTACGGCCTGATTCGTAATTGTAAGGATTATAAGATGTTCCTTGCTCATCCGATGATGTTGAGTTGTCTACCGCTATAAAATCATAAGTTCTTTCAGGAAACTGTATTTCGTATTGTTCTTTAATTTTATATTTTCCTTGCTCAACTAATGATTGTTCATTATCGTTTAGTGTGCGAACTAGACTTTTAGGATTATCAGGATCTCCAAGTAAACTATAAACTGTTGCATCTTTATCAGGTTCTGGAGCAATACTAATATCTTGCCATAGCATATCTACAGTATCAGCAAAGCCTTGATGATTATAAGGGTATGCTGTAACTGAATATTTGCTGCCGCCTTCTGAAACACTAAAAGTAACTTTTTTAAACTTTAATACAAAGTTTTTAGGTTTCAAACTTTTAATAATACGACCTCTTTCATCGTATCCTTTAAAATCTAATCTAAGTAAAAACGGAGCCAGCAAATAATCTGGATAGCCTGCTTTTAATGATGCGGCTTGCATACTTTGTAAAAGCAATCCCATACTGTAAGGCTCTAGGATATCAAATTCAAAAGCAACTGCATTAGTATTTCCTGTTTTTGGACTTGGTGCAACCACTGCATTCATTTTAAAATTATCAATAAAATATTCAGGTGCTGCTGTACCAAATATCTTTGTACGAGTTTTGTCGCTTCTGCCACCACTTGAAAGTATGATAGAACTTGATAAAGTTACAGTACCTTCTGGCTGGCCTGGGCCACCGCTGCCAGTTGATCTTATATCCGTTTGGCTTGAAAAACTTAAATCATCTGTTCTGTATTCTGACGGCTTGTTAAACTGTTTAGGAGTAAGCACTGCCAATGTCCACAAAGGTACCATTGATGCAAATTGTTCAAGAGGATTAGGAAATTTACTAGGACTGTTACCTAGTTGAGCTTTTCTTCTAGAATTATCAAATCCTTCTATTAACGCATCAATACTTTTCTGGAAATCTGAATCTGACATCATATTGTCAACAAAATTTGAAGGTCTGTCCAGTTCGCTAACTTTAATTAGGCCATCTTTTCTTAATGCTGTTCCTTGACTAATTTTAGTTTTAGCAGGACCGTTTAAATTTGATGTACCGTCTGGTTTTTTACTTTGATACTCATCTAATTGTTGTTGTGATCCGTAAATTCTTTGGGTTTGACCGTTCTTCTGAACATCAACATATGGCTGGCTTCGGTCAATATTAAAATTGACAGTATTACCGTTGCTTTGTATTCTGCGTTCAGTGAATTCGGCAGCCACGTTAGACTCCTAAGTATTTTTTAAGATTTGAATCCTTAGGAATTTGTATTGTAACTCCTGTTTCAAAATCGTATATTGGATCTTTTAGAACATCCATATTTCTTTGTACAAACACCCACCAAAGTTTTTCATTACCGTAAAGATCATATGCTAATAAATCAGGTCGATGATTATATTGGCTCTCAATAGTATATACAAAATCATCAGCCTCTTTTGGTACAGGTCTGACTTTTAATAAGTCAAGATAAAAATTTGTTACAGGAGTGCTACTATAATGTGATGATGGATCGTATTTTGCCATTAGAAGTACCCCACTCCGCCTTTGTTAGACATCTGCCCATTGGCATAATCTGTAAGACTGAATTTTCTCATACTTGATCTGTTGTAGATAGGCTGTACTTCACAACTAATATTACTTTTAATAGGTACCCAAGTTGGTTTATTACTACCTGTAAGATTTGGACTTACTTTAATATAGTTGACATCGTTAGGCATTTGAACACTAAAACTTTTAACTACAATCGGTGTGTTTTCAAACAACATACTTCCGTATCCGTTTAACATACAAACCGGTGGAGGATTACCAACGTTTGCTCCTTGACCATAAAACATTTTAGTTACAGTTCTAAAGAATGTTGTTGCTGCAATCCAATATGCCGCATCTGATTCAGTTTCACAAATAAAGTCTCCGCTAATATTGATTGCGTCCACTTGTGAGTTCTTGTAAGCAAGATACGGATAATTATTATGTACTGGTGCTAATTCTGAATAGTTTGCAGTTGTTCTAATTTCCATTGTAGGTAACACTGGCCAAGTAACACCGCCGGTTTTCTGCAATACTGAAAACAAGTCACTGTTAAAGTTACTCCAATTGCAACTAATTTTGATACGCCAGTCATTGTCGGCACTAGGGTTAAGTTTTATCTTTTCCCCTGTTGTAGTAAACAATTCACCGCCCGGAGGTAAGTTGGCACCACGTTTTAAACTTAAAATATCATTGAGATTGCCAGCAGTTTGTCCAATAGACGCTGCAATGTCTGTGAAGCCACCTGCTAAATCTCCGCCGGTTAATTTTGTAAGAGCACCGGAAATATCTCCGGCTGTTTTTTCAAGTTGGCTTGCTACGCCGCCAAACACACTTCCTAGAGTACCTAGAGATTCTGCAGCAGAATCAATTGAACCTGAACCTACTGGCGATTGGATTACTTTACCTGCCCCTGTTTCTAATGCAGAGTTTGCACCAGATAGCATACCAGCAATGTTCATACCTGCTGCTGCTTGGTTCAAACCACTTGTTAAACCACCTGATAATTGGTCGATCTTTCCATCGAGTGCAATTTTATCTTGTAAGTTGCCTGCAACGTTAATTGCAGCATTTGCTTTTGCTGTTGCAGCGGCTATATCGGCCGCGACAGAACTGTTGACTTGTGTGGTTAATTTTGCTAACGGATTTATATTTAACATTTTGGTAAAATTTCCTATATATAACTCTATTTATTTCAAGAGAAATGTGCTATTATATTAATTCATAGAGGAGAATAGAAATATGGCAAAAAGAACAAATTATTTGACAAATAAGGACCTACTTGCTGAAATACACCGCAGTAAGAGTACCTTCTGTTCGTTTGTCGATTCTGAACACCATCAATACGACTTAATTGTACCAAGTCTTGAAAAAATTAACATTAGAACTACAGCCGAAGCAAAACGCAACCGTGCAGCAAGATTAGCAAAGAAAGCACACGCTGAAGCAGTTGAAGCAGCCGGGAAAAAGATACCAGCAAAGCAGTTTGAAATTGATTATAAAAAGATTACCAAGGAAGAAGTAGTGTTTAGGGTAATGACATTTGAACATATACCAGAAGACTTAACACGAAAGAAAACAAAGAAAACAGTAGCAGACCATCATACAAAAGTAAACTTTCCGCCTTTCCAGCATTGGAAGTTCGATGACAAAGGAAACCTAATTTGTGTAGGTAAAAGTCATTGGGTAGGTGGTATGGAAAACGGATACTTCGACGGAAGATGTGGTAAAGCAACTAACGACCTTGCAAGAATGTGGATGAAGTTGTGTGATCGATATGCAACACGTGGTAATGTAAGAGGTTACACATACAATGACGAAATGAAAGGCCAAGCAATATTACAGTTGGCACAGATAGGACTACAGTTTGATGAATCTAAAAGTAATAATCCTTTTGCTTATTATACCGCTGCTGTTACTAATAGTTTTGTACGTATCATTAATATCGAAAAACGTAACCAAAATATTAGAGATGATATTTTAGAAATGAATGGTATGAATCCTAGTTGGTCACGTCAGGAACAAGGACGAGGAGACAGTCAAACGCCTCCTGCGGCTGCGCCTGCAACAAAAACTAAGAAAAAGTCTTGACTTATGAACAAAACTACTGTAAAATGTAGTATAGGAGTAAAGAATGCCGTTATTTAAAAAAGCAGCCTGCTTCACAGACATTCACTTTGGAATGAAAAGTGGAAGTAGGACACACAATATGGATTGTGAAGAGTTCCTAAAGTGGTTTTGCAAGGAAGCAAAAGCCGCTGGTGCAGAAACTTGCATCTTTTTAGGAGACTGGCACCACAATCGTGCGACTACAGATGTCAGCACAATGAACTACACAGTGAGTAATTTAGAAAGACTCAACGAAACATTCGAGAAAACTTACTTTATGGTTGGTAATCACGATTTGTTTTATAAAGACAAACGTGAAATCAATAGTATTGAATTTATGAGATTGTTTCCTAACATTATTCCGATCACAGAACAACTAACAGAAGGCGATGTTACATTGTTGCCTTGGCTAGTTGGAGAAGAATGGAAGGCTGTTAAAAATATTAAAAGCAGATATGTGTTTGGTCACTTTGAATTACCATACTTTAAAATGAATGCAATGGTTGAAATGCCTGATCACGGAGAATTACAGCCAGATCATTTTACTAATCAAGAATACGTGTTCTCAGGACACTTCCACAAACGTCAAACAAAAGGCAATGTAACCTATATGGGTAATGCATTTCCGCACAACTATGCAGATGCGTGGGATGATGAACGTGGTATGATGTTCTTAGAGTGGGGTGGGGTGCCTGAATATAAGACTTGGCCTGCACAACCTGTGTTTAGAACATTCAAACTAAGTCAACTTTTAGAAAAACCAGAAGACCATCTAAAAGAAAATATGCATTGTCGTGTTACGATTGATGTACAAATTACTTTTGAAGAAGCAAACTTTATTAAGGAACAGTTTATTCCGCAGTTTAAACTTCGTGAACTTATGTTGATTCCAGAGAAAGTAGAAGTAGAATCAAATATTGATCCTATCGATTTGTCATTTGAAAGTGTTGATACTATTGTAATGAATCAAATCGAACAATTAGACAGCGACTCTTATGACAAGCGTATGCTTACGGAGATTTATCGAGACCTATGATAAAAATTAAAAATATAACAGTAAAAAACTTTATGAGTGTTGGTAATCAAACTCAAGCAATTGATTTTGACAAAGGAGAACTGACACTTGTACTAGGTGAAAACTTAGACTTAGGCGGAGACGATAGTGGTTCCAGAAACGGCACTGGTAAAACTACTATTGTCAATGCATTAAGTTATGCAATTTACGGTAACGCACTTACTAATATTAAACGTGATAATCTTATCAACAAGATTAACGGCAAAGGTATGCTAGTTTCAATTGAGTTTGAAAAGAATGGGATTGAATATTCTATTCATAGAGGACGCAAGCCTAATATTCTTAAATTTGTTGTAAACGGCACAGAAGAAGAGCCGACTGATCATAACGAAGCACAAGGTGATAGTAGAGAAACGCAGAAAGCAATCGAAGACTTGTTTGGAATGAGTCACGATATGTTTAAACACATACTTGCGTTGAACACTTATACTGAACCGTTCTTAAGTATGAAGAATAACGATCAACGCAACATTATTGAGCAGTTACTTGGTATAACTATGCTGTCTGAGAAAGCAGATGGGCTTAAAGAGAAGATGCGTATTAACCGTGATGCAACAAATGCTGAGAACACTCGTATAGAAACTGTAAAAGCATCTAATGAAAGAATACAAGCAAACATTGAAAGTCTAGAACGTAAACAAAAGATGTGGGAAGATACTAAACTTTCTACAATTACGGATCTAGAAAACGGTATTGCTAAACTAGAGAAGATTGATATCGAAGCAGAGATTGAAGCACACAAATGTTGGGAGAACTTTAATGACAAAAAGCGTTCATTAGAAGAAGCACAGCGTTGGATGGCGAATATTACTGCTGACAATCAGAAACAAGAAAAAACTATTGCTAAACTAGACAAAGAGATTGCTGATCTAAAGGATCACAAGTGCTATGCGTGTGGACAGGACTTACACGACAGCAAACAAGATGTAATACTTAAAGACAAAGAAGGTTTATTGCAAGAGGCAGCACTACACATTGTAACAAACGAAACAAAATATGCAGAACACGCAAAGATTGTTGCTGACATTGGTGAATTAGAAGCGTGTCCTACAACACAATATGATAGTGTTGAAGAAGCATACAACCATCGTAACACTGTAGAAAGTTTGCAGAAAGAATTAGAACAAAAGAAAGCAGAAGAAAATCCATATCTTGAACAGATTGATGATTTAAAAGAAACAGCAATGCAAGAAGTAAGTTTTGATGAACTTAATGAACTTAGCAAAGTAAAAGATCATATGGATTTCTTGTATAAACTGCTTACAAACAAAGATAGTTTTGTACGTAAGAAAATTATTGAACAGAACTTAGCATATCTAAATCAACGCTTAACTTACTACTTGGCAAAGGTAGGATTACCGCACATTGTAGAGTTTCAGAACGATTTAACAGTGATTATTACACAACTAGGACAGGACTTAGACTTCGATAACCTTAGTAGAGGTGAGCGAAATAGACTCATATTAAGTCTAAGTTGGGCATTTAGAGATGTATGGGAATCACTATATCACGGTATCAATCTATTGTTTATTGATGAACTTGTAGATAGTGGTATGGATAGTGCTGGTGTGGAAAGCAGTATTAGTATTCTTAAGAAAATGACACGTGAACGTAACAAAAATGTATTTTTGATCTCGCATAGAGATGATTTAGCAGGTCGTGTTAATCACGTATTGAAAGTTATTAAAGAGAATGGCTTTACAAGTTACTCAAATGATGTAGAGATTGTGCAATGAAGGTAAGTTACTTTTGTTCACCAGATGCACACCCACAGGAACAACTACCACAACTAGTTGAAACATTTAAAAGCAAGATTGTCAATGATGGATTTGACGAGCCTGCTGACAATGTTAAGAAAACAAGTCGTGTAGGTGTAATGCAATATGGTGAATTGAAACAAGATGTAGACAGAATTGTAAACATTGTTTACGATATCAACAAATACAACTTTGGATTTGATTTATATCAACCAAACAACTTTACAACAATGCTTTATAACGAATATGATGCATATTACAAAGGTGAATACAGTTGGCACGGCGACGGTGTACTAGAGGAACAGTATGATATCAAGTTGACCGCACTACTAAATTGTAGTGATACAGAATACGAAGGCGGTGAGTTCAAACTTTTTATAAACGGCGAATGGCCAATTCCAGAATTTAACAAACCAGGATCACTTTTAGTGTTTCCTAGTTGGATACAGCATAAAGTAACTCCAGTAACTTCTGGTATTAGGAAGTCAATGGCATTATTTTTTACAGGCCCAAATTTGAGATGAGTACAGACAGTCACGACGAAATGATCGAAGCGTTTCAAAACTACTTTAAGTGGCAAGATCGTTTTGAATATAAAGGAAGTGACGAAGCAGGCATAAAAGCAAGATTTTGGTTATCAGAAATTAGACGACACGCAAGTGTAAGGCGAATAGAGATACAAGATAAGAGGCAAAATCGTAAACAAGCCAGAAAAGGCAAGGTAGGGAGACCATCAAAAGTAAGTAACAATGATGGAGACACCTAGTTGGACATTTAACAATAAACCTGTAGAGACTATTCCTAGTGAATACGAAGGGTTTGTTTACCTTATTACCAACAAGACCAACAATAAAAAATATATAGGCAAGAAACTAGCCAAGTTTAAAACTACAAAGCCACCACTCAAAGGCAGAAAAAACAAGAGACGCGGATATAAAGAAAGTGATTGGAAATCCTACTGGGGTTCATCTGATAACCTTCAAGCAGACGTAGACGCATTAGGGTCAGAAAACTTTACAAGGGAAATACTTTACCTATGTACAGGCAGGGGCGAAATGTCCTATCTTGAGGCTAGAGAACAATTTGATCGCAGAGTACTAGAATCTAACGAATACTATAACGGTATTATTAATGTTAGAGTAGGCGGATCAGACAAACTGCGACAGGCACTCCTAGAACGACACATCAAAAACAAGGCTTAACTTAATTTACATAGCAACAAAGTTTGGTCGAGTATGCTCGACTCACCTTGAGGGCACATTACGTGTGTGTTCGGATTCTGGTGCGTTGCAAGGACAATACTAACTTAGGTATAAAAAGATTGTGGCTCTGAGAAAAAGCAACCACAGAGTAAGTGATTTCGCTGTTTGGGATTAACTGCTTTCCGCGTATTATGCGAATGCTGAAGTAGGGGGTATGCGGTACGCCGCCTCCGTGTAATTTATTACAATCTTCTTAAACAGATGTGGCGACGATAACTCAGATGATGTTATCCACACTAATTCGTCCGGCAACGGGCGAATTGTGGCTCAAATATCTAGATGATGCTAAAAAATTACTTCGTAATTTATATTATACCACTTAATAAACATTAGAGAAGAAAAAGCGTTGAGCTTTAGCGAAAACGCTAGAGATCTTTAGATCTCTTTAAACAGTCAATAAGAAATAAATAACAATAAGTAAAAGTATATTACATACGAGAGAATTATACAATGCGTCTTAATGAGATATTAGTGGAAACAGATCGTCTAGATGAAAAACCTATGGGTTTCTTGTCTAAGATGAAAGACAAAGCACTTGCAAAAGTTGGCAGTGATAAAGCAGCAGGTAGACTTGAACTTGGTAAAGAAGCCAACTTGATGAAAAAAGAATTTATGAAGTTCTTAGGAACTCAAGATAAGGGCGAAGGTGCAACACCTGATATGGTACTTAACTGGCTTGCTAAAAACGGATATCCTACAGACGGTGCTAAAGAAGCAATGAAAAAAATTACAACAGGTGCTAAGGTAGGCGGAGCAATAGGTAAAGTAGTTGGCGGAACAGTAAAAGGTGCAGCGAAAGCCGTTGGCAAACTTGCTCAAGCAGGCGATAAACTATCACAAGCAAATGACGATATGGCTCAAAAAGCAGCAGATGCTAACGCACCTAAACCTGCAGCGACAACAACACCAGCACCAACAACAGCACAAGATACACAGAAAACTGCGCCTAATAATGATCCTAATGCACAGAAAACTGCGCCTCAGGGTGCAACAACTACTGCACCAACTACAACAGAACCTGATCCTAAAGACGCCGTAAATGTAAAAAGTATGGGCAAAAAGAAAATTGTACCACCAAGTGGTAACAAAGTTGCAGTCAATCAAAGCATAGATTTTTCAAATGTAGGTACACTGCTAGAAGGACTTAGTGGTGGACAACTTGATAATGTTTTTTATGCTGCTGTACAAGATGCAATTGCACGTGACCAAGGCGGACAAGCAAAAACTTCAGACACAAGTTTTACTGGACAAGCAGCATCAGGCGGAATAGGCGGTGCTCTAAAAGGTATGTATACAGGTGCGCTAGGTGATAAAGCAATTCCAAAAGATATTAAAGCACAATTAGATTCGCTTACACCTAAACAAAAAATTGAACTTGGAAAAATGCTATGAGACTAAGCCAACTACAAAAGAAAAAATATATTAGTGAAGGTTGGAACGATCCAGCATTTCTACTGCTAGAGCAAAAAACTATTCAGCCTTGGTTAGCCGATATTGAAAAATACGTTGTAGAAGCAAACTTATCAAAAGAACAAATTACACAACTGTTTACAACTGTTGAAAAAGGTGCTGATGACGCTGGAAGAAACAGAACAGCAATTGGTAAAGGCAAAGACATTGCAGCGTTACCTATTGAAGCAGTTAAGTTTATCAATAACAAAATTAACGAACTTGGCAGAGCAGCAAAAGAAACAGGTCCAGTAAAAAACATAGACGCTAAGTTTGCTGAACTAAAAACAAAGATAGGCGAAAAAGATTCTAAAGTTGTAAGTGCAGTAAAAGCAGTTAGTGACTGGGCAAAAGAAAATCCAGGCAAAGCAACACTTGCTGTTGCTGTTTTAACAACAGCGGCTGCAATGACAACAGGACCATTTGGTGGTGCAGTTGCTGGTTTCCTTGCTAGAGCAACTAAAGATTTATTACAAGGCGAAGACCTTTCAACAGCAGTTGGCAAGTCAGCCAAGACAGCAGCAATTGGTGCGTTAATTGGTATGGCAAGTGAATACATTGCAAAAGATGAAATTGAAGCAATTGCAAGCGGTGGCGCAGAAGACATTGCTAATCAAGTTGAACTAGTCAGAGATTCAAATCTAGAAGACAGTCTTGCAGAGATGCCAGATAAGGTAGCCGCTGTGTGGGATAAAAATCCTAATTTAGAAGCATACACTAGTAAGGTTAACTTAGATATAACATTCGGAACAGGATACGGAGCATCATACAGTGGTGTTATACAACAAGATCAAGTTGATCAGTTAAACGAACTTATTAGAGGAATGAACTCCGCTAAAGCAGAGTTTGGTACTTTCAGTAACGAACTAAACACTGCATCAGTCAAGTATGTTGAATATATGAGAAGCCTAACAGATACAAATAGAGATTTGAATATGGCTGCTGAATATCTTAAAGATGCTAAAGATCTAACAGATGCACAACTAGAAGTAATAGCCGCAAGTAAAGAAAGTTTAGTAAAAACAGTTCAGCAAGTGCAACAAGCCGCTGAAGTTGGAACAGCAGCCGCACAAGGTGCTGCAACAGCAGGTATAGAAAGAAAGACAAGCAATCAAGAAAGTATTGCAATCAAAGGACAAAAACTGTCAGAAGGACAGATTTATTTACTGTTCAATAAAATTACACAAGTAAACAATCATATGCTAGAAAACAAATTAATGTTTGAAAGTATATTTGATGCAGTGACTTATTATAATAGACAAACTGTTAACGAAGCACCAGGAATATTAAAGAAAGCAGCAGGTGCTATAGGTAAAGGTGTCGGTGCTCTTAAAAAAGCAGGTAGAAATTTAACTGCTAAAGTTACAGCAGACAAACTAATGAAGGCCTGGACTAAAGCAGGCGAACCTACAGATTCAAATGAAATTGCAGATAAAGTTCTAAAGCCAGCAGGCGTAGCAGATGATGTTATTAAAGGCACGTATGATGCAATGAAGATTGACGTTCCTACTTCTACAAGCACACCAACAGGTGATGCAGACGCACCAGCAGCAGACGCAGACACAGCAACTGATACAGCAGCAGACACAACAACTGACACACCAGCAGGTGATGCAGAAGCACCAGCAGGTGATGCAGAAGCACCAACAGGTGATGCAGAAGCACCAACAGGGGACACTGCTACATCTAGTGCCGATCCAGCAACAGGTGATGCTACATTAAGTAAAGATGAAAGATACTATCTACAAAAAAATACAAAAGACGAAACTAAAGTAGATATTATTGACAAGCAAACTAGTAAGCCTATTAAGAATGGCGTTGCTCTTGCTCCTGAAAAAGCAGAACCTATGAGCGATAAAATGAATAAAGAAGCAGGCAAGTATGCAGGCGCTGAAGGCGACAAATTTATTATGCAGCCAAATGCACAAAATCCAAAAACATATGATGTTCTTGATACGCAAACAGATCAGCCTGTTCAAAATGGTGCTGCATTACAGCCAGGTGAAGCAGAAGAATTGCGTGATAAAATGAATAGCCAATCTACTACTTCAACTACATCAACTACATCAACTGCAACTGATAAAACATCTACAGATGGTGCCACAGACGCGGATACAGCGTCAACAAGCGGTGATCAAGGTGCTGATGCTACAACTACACCACAAGACGATAATCCAGCAGTAAAAGACACTACAGGCGCTGAACCTTCGGCCGAAGAGCCATATCAAAGACCAGACAGAACACAAGGTCAAAAGGATTATAAACCTACCCAAACGACACCGGCAGCACCGGTTAATATGGGCGACTTAGTTGTAAGTATTAAGAATCTAAAACCAGAAGTTCAAGCAATTATTAAGAAAGAATTATCTGCTTAGAAAAACGGCAGTTTAGTTTTTTTGGTAGTTTCTAGATTATCTTTGATAATCTCATTTATTATAGAACGTTCTTCGTAAGACATAGTCGCAAGTTCACTGTAAGAAAGACCTCTCATATACCAACACATTTTAAGAAGTTCTCTCTTTAGAGTTCTCGCCTCTTTATCTAGTTTTTCGGCTTCACGCAAAATCTCAGGACGAGAAAGGGTTAAGACTTTGCTCCGAAAAAATTTGCTTGATCCATTGTTAATGCAACTTCGAACTCGTGTTCGCAATCACCACACTTGACTTTTTTAGTTTTAAGTTCAAGTCCTTTAGCAATACCTTGTAAGTGTTCACTAAGTTTTTTGAAAATTTCTTTATCAGCATTTTGAATAAAGTCTGAAATCATCTGTTTATCATTTACTGTTCCTTGCGGAGTTGTAATAGCAGAAATACTGTGTATAACAACTGCAACAGTCATTTCAGTTAACTTAATAAAACTAGAACCAAACTTTTCAAGTTTTTCTTCTTCAGTCATAGTTTCACTATTAACGATGTTGAAGATTCTTTCTTGTTCCATTTGTTGTAATTGTTTAGATGTTACTTCTTTGTAAGTGTAAGGTTTCAAACTAAAAGTAAGGTCGCCAATTGCATACTGTTCCGGAAACTCGAAACTACTAATTCTTTCTAAGTGATCATTTAGAACGTAATCGTAATTTTGTTCTTCCTTACACTTAGGACAGTGAGTTGTAATTTCCATTTTATCACCGTAAGTTGCAATTCTAATTGCTACTAAACAAGCGTCTACATCAAGTGTAGGCATATTCCACGGCTCTTTAATTGCTGGAACACAACTTTTAATTACTTCTGTTGTTGCTGCACCATTCATTAACGCATCTGGTGTCTTATACATTAGTTCATCTTTTGCGGTCATAGCATAGACAGGATATTGCCCATCTGTGCTTACATCAAGTGTACCTTGTGCATACCATTTGCCTCTGCTTGGCAATCTTAGGTAAACTTTAGGTTGTCTATAATAGCCGGCTAACGGATTGACAGGAGCCGCTGGTGCTACTGCCTCTTGGGGTGCACCACTTGTGGCAGGCTGCCCGGCAATTTCAACCTTTGGCATTTCTGTGTTTTCATCCATATTTTTCTCCGATAAATAACATTGTTGTATATATTTACAATAAGTATTTATGTGCGCATATTTCTGGGAATATAATTAATGGCCGACGTAACAGGACAAATTGGTAATGAAGAAGTAGTACTTAATAATGCTGCGACTGAAGCCACGTTAAAGCAACTGCTTGCTGCTATGACAGCTCTTGCTAAAGCGCAAGGTGTCGAAATAAAGAATGCAGCAGGACTAGACAAAGATCTAGGCAAACTAGGTAAACAAACTGAAAATGCTGTAAGAAGCGGTCGTAAATTCCAACGAACACAGGACGGAACTACTAAGTCATCAGAAAAACTTGGTGATGCACTTGACGAGACAGCAGAAAGTACAGACAGTTGGGGGCAAGGACTTAAAGACAGTTTAACACTTGTTGGTAAAATGGGTCAACAAGTTCAAAAGGCTATTGACTTTATTGGCGGCTCGTTATCTAGTATCTCAAATATGGGAGATAGCATTACAAGTGCTACAGATACACTAGGTAACATTCCATTAGTTGGCGATGCAATTAAGGGTGTTTATGGACCTGTTGCAGGTGCAGTAGAAACACTACAAACACAGTTCCAAGCAGCAGCATCGGTAGGTGCTAACTTTGGCGGTAACATAGCAGAATTTAGTAAAGCAGCCGGCGGCGCTGGTATGACAATGGAACAATTTGCCGGTGTTGTTCAAAAGAATTCTGCAAATTTAATATTCTTAGCAGGTGGCACAGCAGAAGGTGCTAAACGTTTAGCCGATATGGGTAAATCCATTAGGAAGTCCAGAGTAGGCGACGAACTAGCAAGATTAGGTTTCAGTACAGTTGACATTAATGACGGACTTGCACAGTACGGTGCTAGACTTCAACGACTAGGTAGAAACGAACAGTTAACTAACAAGCAACTAATTGCTGGAACAACAGCGTATATGAAAAACTTAGATGCTGTATCCAAGTTAACAGGTAAATCCAAAGAAGCTCTACAATCAGAACAAGACGCTAGAAATGCAGATGCACAGTTTAGGATTATGATGTCCAAACTTTCCAAAGAGGAAAGAATTGAAATGGATATGCTTATGGATGCTATTCCTGCGGCACACCAAACTGGTATTAAAGAAATCCTAGCAACAGGTACTGCAACATCTGAGGAAGGTGTCAAAGCAATGGCTTTCTTAAGAGAGTCTAGCGGCGAAGCACAGGCACTATTTAAGAAGATCGAATCCGGTGAACAACTAGAAGCAGGCTTTGCTAGTGACTTCTATGATACCTATGCAGCAGAAGCCAAGAAGTTTGCTGAATCGCCCATTGGTGAAACATTAGGTAAATTTGACGACTCAATGAATGACTTCTACACCGCAGCAGATGATGTAGGCAAACGTGCAACAGATCTTGCTACTGTAATAGACGACCAAAAGAAGGAACAAGAAAAACTTAAAGAAGACCTAAAGAAAGGTGTTGAAGGCGTAATTGATCCAGCATCAATTAAAACGTTCAAAGAAAATATTGCAGAAGCAAGTACCGCATTTACCACAATGCTTGGTAGCATTGATCTTGCACCGTTAGAAAAAGTATTTAATAAAGCACTAAAAGCCGCTGAAGATTATCTAGTACCAGCTCTTAATATGGCAGCAAACAATTTTGACAAATTTGTGATAGCCGCTGGTTTAGCAAATGGTGCACTCAAAGCACTAGAACTTGCAGCAGGCGCTGCGGCAGCAGCACAATTATTAGGCGTTGGCGCAAGAGGTTTAAAACCCGGCCCCGGCGGAGGAGCACCTTTAAAACCAGGGACACCAGGCGCTGCTGGTCCAGGCGGCGCAGTAAAAGGCGCAGCAAAAAATATGATGAAACGTGCAGGACCGTTAGGACTACTGTACGGATTGTATGAAGGGTATAGTGATTATAGCCAAGTTGAAGCAGATCTTGACGCAGGTAATATTACTTCAGGCGAAGCGACTGTAGAAAAATCAGGAGTAGTAGGTAGTGTCACAGGAGGAACTGGTGGTGCAATGGCAGGCGCAGCAGCAGGTGCTGCAATCGGGAGTGTTGTTCCTGTTGTAGGTACACTTATTGGCGGAGTTATTGGCGGCGCATTTGGCTATTGGGCAGGCTCAAGCGCAGGTGAAGCAATTGGCGAAACAATAGGTGAAGCACTTGTTGGTCCAGAAACTGTTAGTGATATTGAAGCCAAAATTAAAGCAGAAGAAGAACGTATTAAACGTTCTGAAGAAGGTGTAAACGAATACTGGGGTAGAGAATCAAAAGGTAGAGAAGAGTCTCTTGCTCAAATCGAACAATACAAAAAAGATCTTGCACTGATTGACGAGAACAATAGAATTGTAGAGGAAAAGAAAAGAAAAGAAGCAGAGGCTAACGGCGAAGTAGTTGTTAGTCCAGAGAATCCTACTACAACTACTGCTGAAGAACAAAAAGCACTAGAACTAAAAGCAGAAGAAGAACGTAAAGCCAAAGAAGCAGAACTAAAGAAAAAACAAATTGAACAAGAGAAGAAAAAATTAGAAGAAGAGAAGAAACTTAACCCAGATGGTACACCTATGTCTAGTAACACTGTTCACAAAACTCCTGATCAGTTGTTAGCAGACTTAAATACAAGTATGAATCAACTGGTCCAAATAGCGACCACTCAAACTATGATAGCCAAAAAACAACTTGGTGTTAGTGGAGAGCAAATTGGAGATTTATATGCTAGTGTATAATAATAAGAACTTGCTTTTCAAGCAAAAGGATGTATAATATAAGATATGAGTTGGAAAAAACACTTTACACCAGTTAACGTCGATAATACAGGCGGAAGTTATAGCCCGATTAGCGGCGGCGGACGTCCTGGCCCCGCAAGAGCAAACTATAGTTCGTACTTGCCGGATGTATATGCGGGCGCACCAAACCGTATTGAACGTTATATGCAGTACGATACAATGGATATGGATTCAGAAGTAAATGCTGCACTGGATATTTTAGCAGAATTTTGTACAGATAAAGATAGAGAAAACACAACACCGTTTCACTTCCATTTTAGATCACAAGCAACTAATGTAGAAACTAGACTACTAAAAGATGCATTACAAAAATGGGTAAAACTTAATCAAATTGACAAACGAATTTTTAGAATAGTACGTAATGTATTCAAGTACGGAGACTGCTTTTTTATTAGAGATCCGGAAACACAAAAACTTTTATATGTAGATCAAACTAAAGTTACTAAAATTATTGTAAACGAATCCGACGGAAAGATTCCTGAACAGTATGTTGTAAGAGATATTAATTTTAACTTTAAAGATTTAGTAGCAACAACACCACATAACACTTCTAACACTTCACCTAGCGGAACGAGTTCATATACTTCGGGCGGCGGTTTTGGTAGAGGAATGGCAGGACAAGTTCCAACACCATCAGGCACTAGGTTTCAAAGAGAAGCAAATGAGATTGCTGTAGATGCAAAACATATGGTACACGTTTCATTATCAGAAGGATTAGATCAAAATTATCCTTTTGGTAATTCACTTTTAGAAAGCGTGTTCAAAGTTTATAAACAAAAAGAATTACTTGAAGATGCGATTATTATCTATCGTATCCAACGTGCACCTGAACGTAGAATCTTCTATGTTGATGTAGGTAATATGCCTGCACATATGGCTATGAGTTTTGTTGAGAAAGTTAAGAACGAAATTCAACAAAGACGTATTCCAAGTGCAACAGGCGGCGGAACTAGTGTTATTGATGCTAGTTACAATCCTTTATCAACTAACGAAGATTACTTCTTTCCGCAAACAGCAGAAGGGCGTGGTTCTAAAGTAGAAACATTACCAGGCGGTACTAACTTAGGTGAGATTACTGACCTACGATACTTTACTAATAAACTATTCCGTGCTTTACGTATTCCAGCAAGTTACTTGCCAACAGCAATTGACGAACAAGCAAATACAGTAAGTGACGGTAAAGTGGGTACTGCTTACATTCAAGAACTACGTTTTAACAAATACTGCGAAAGACTTCAAGCAAACATTGTAGAACCACTTGATATGGAATTTAAAATGTGGTTAAACGGATCAGGGATTAATATTGATCCTAGTATGTTTGAACTTAAATTTAATCCACCACAAAACTTTGCTGCATATCGTCAAGCAGAACTTGACACTACTAGAGCAAATATTTTTGGTGCAATACAACAAGTTCCACACTTGTCAAAACGTTTTGCATTAAAACGTTATCTTGGTTTAACAGCAGAAGAAATTGCTGAGAACGAAAGAATGTGGAAAGAAGAAAATGCTGGTAACTTACAACCACCTACTGATGCAGCAGGTGAGTTAAGAGGAGCAGGCATTACACCGGGTGGTATGGAAGCAGATATGGGGAACCAAACTGCAGAAGCACCTGATGAAATGGCAGCGGCGGCTGAACCGGCAGGCGGAGAAGGAGATGCGGCAGGCGGCACAGAAACTCCTGTCTAGTCATAAATAGTAGTATGCTTCTAAATGAATTTTTATATTTTAACGACGAGATAAACGACTTTGCAGTTGACCGTAGATACGACAACAGCAAAGACAGTTCTGTATTGCAACGTGACGATACAAGAAAGATTAGATTAACTCTTAGACAGATTAATGAAATTAGAATGCAGGCTGAAGCGCACGCTGCCGAGAAAGAATCGGAACTAACCTTTATTAGGCAGATGTATGCAGCACCAGTTGAACCTCAAGAGTAACCGTAAAAGATTTCAAAATGACGCTGCTTTCGTTTTAGGTAACGGAAACAGTAGACTTGCAATCGATTGTCCTAGTTTAGTAAACAAAGGTACAGTCTATGGTTGTAACGCACAATACCGTGAATTTGATCCACACTTTTTGATAGCAGTTGACGTTAAGATGGTTAACGAATTAATTGATGCTGACTATCATAAAAAAGGAACTGTTTGGACAAATCCAAAT